TTAAATCTCAACATAATAGTAATCACTCATCCACAACCTTCCCTGGCAAGCGCAATCAACAACAGAATGTACTTTATTTTTTTGTTCTATTGTCTCAACTCCCTCAACAATCACGAAATTGCAGTATGATTTTATTTTATTTATTATTTTAAAGAATTCGCTCTCACTCTGTATTCCCCAGAAGTAATCTTTATCAATTTTTATACATTCAAAATTAAACATATCTATAACTGTTAAGCTTGTTAAGCCACTCCCAAAATCATCCAGCCATACTGGACACAATTTTGAAAGACACTTTAAGTCAACCATACAGCATTTAGTATTGAATTCATGAAAATGCTCGTTAATCTCAAAAGCAATGTTTTTTTGGTTTTTTAAGTAATCACCAATATATTTATCGTTCAAAATACAATCGCTAATAAGACTGTCAACATTCAACGAAACTGGCTTGAACTTCAATTCTGATGCATCAAGCTTTTCAATTGTCAATATCTGTTTCTTAAAAACATCGATTTTTTCTTTATCGCTTAATGAAGTGAAACAAAAACCACTTTCATTAGCAAGGTAATCATTGCAGTCCTTTTTTTTAACATTTTTCGTGAGAATTTCCCAAGAATGAATAGAACCATCTTTTTTAAAAGATGGTTCTAAAACAAATCTACAGGAATCTATTTCCATATTGTTCTTTATCATTAAAAAAACACCGGAACTAGGAATAATCCTAATCGTGTCATATTTAGAAATCAAAGGAAAATAGTTTAAAATGATCGATAACGATCTAACAATAGACGAAACCTATCACATTTCTTAAATCGATCGATTATTCAAATCAAATGACTTAAAAGGGAAAAAAAAGAAACATGATTTCAATATAAATTTGAATAAAATCATATTGTTATGGAATGACAATACATTAGTGGCATGTATCAAACGTTAGTTGAGAGGGGTCTGTGGTTCCGAGGAAATTTATCCGTATTGGCAATGCCGATAATAAACCATCTTAAAAATTTATATGTATAAAATCATGAGAAAAGAAATCATTTCATCTTCAATTATTCGGCATGCAATATCCATTCTTCCCGTTACGTTTAACTTCATATAGCATTTCATCAGCCTCTTTGATCCACTCGATGATTGATTCTTTATTTTCTGCACAAGAAATACCGATACTGACAGTACAGTAAATATCGTTGTGAGAAGGTAATGAAAGATCTTTAATTTTTTTCTGAATTATATGAACCATAGCTATAACAAGCTTGCTATTACTATTATTAACAATAATAGCCAACTCATCGCCACCAAATCTTGCTGGTACGTCCTTCTCGCCAGCACACTCTCGTAATATTGTTGATATACGAGATAACACCGCATCACCTACTTCATGGCCATAGGTATCATTAATTTTTTTAAAATTATCAACATCAATGAGCATAAGATAAGAATGAATTCTCTTTTTACGCGTTGCACGAAAAGCACTTTCCATTTTTTGCTCAAAAAAACGGCGATTTGGTAGATCTAAGCCAGGATCCATCAGAGCCTGTTTTTCCAGTAACTCCCTTCTTTTCCTCAACTTTATAGATAAGTGCCTTGAAACAATACTCAGTACTATGGGATAACAGGTCGCCAAGGGTAAAGAAAGCAATACCGTTCGGGTACTGAATTCTATCGTATATCTGAAATCATTTACTAACCAAACTGTCAGGAAACTAATCATCATCCACATTAATGCTGGTTTTAAAATTTTCCATCCACCAGCAGCATAGCGATCAGCTATTTGAACTGAGATTATGAATAATGATGGAATTGGACTAACTTGCATTACGGCTATCCAGATTCCAGCCCAGAATGAATCAAGTATCATATTCTTCTTTTCAGTACTCAGCATATCCTTCGACATCATGCTTGCAAGATAAGCAACCGATGGCCAGATGAGTGCATTCAGAATTAACAAGGCTGTTGTTATTTTTTGATGTGACTGTTCCTGGAGGACTGAATATATAGGAAGAAAGCAAAGAACGACACCAATCTGACGTAAAAAATATACTCGCTTAATGAACGATGAATTTCTATCAGATATGTATTTTTCATCGGGGAAATTTGTTAACATAGAAAGCCTATTATAAATCACTAAGAGCCGCCATCACTTTAACCCACTAAATAACAAGATAAAACCGCCCTGCATTACAAAGTTATAACACGGATGTGAAAATTACAAGATTGCACTTCAATTAATGATAAACGTATCAATAATAACATTTGGTATCCATTTCTTTGAATCCATCCACACGATTTATATCTGATACTTAGTAATACTTTAGGGTTATATTCTTAAAAATGAATTTCCAGTGGAGTTTAGAGCTACTGCATTATTAATTTTGGTAGGCTATTAAAAAATAACACAACATCTGACCAGTAAAACTTTACTTGAACTTACTTATCGTTTACTGCAAATTGTTCTGTGATGTACACAGCAATTAATGTCGTTTCAGTTGCCCCCGGCAAGTGCCTCCGGGGATTTTTTATGTTCCTCAACTTTCTAGTGCGTCAACTCGCCTAATCAAATCCTGTACCACGGTCACCAAATCGGCAATGATTGCCGTGTAATCCACATTCATCACCCTGAATTTTTCACCATCGATCTCCTGCTCGATGCCGAGGAAGGTATACAAGTCGTCAACTTTTTCAGCCTGCTGGGCGATAAAGCCACGCCTCCGGCGCGTTTCGCCTTTCATATTGAACTCGCATACTCCCAGCGAGTTAATGCGCCTGGAGGCCCCTTCTTGAGGCTCCATGAACGCATCTTTCAGCCGGACATCTGAGCCGGTGGTCAGGACGTCACCCTTACCGGTGGAGATCGTGCCGCCAGCCCGGAAAATCCATGCATCGGTTCGCCCGAATCCGTCAGCGTACAGAACAAGTCGGTGTTCGGTGCCTACCTGCTCCTCCATGTACATTTGGACGTAAGCGCCATCCACGTCACCATACGCTCCTCGCCCTGCCATCAATGAGCGTACCGGATTGGAGGTCAGTTGCGTTCCGATGGCTGTGTTGGCTGGCATGGTCGATGATGCTGTGATCCTCCCGTCCGTTACCCAAAAACTTTGTACCTGCGCGTTCAGGCGGTTCTGCCTGTCGTGGATAAGGCGAGCGGTATAATCCGCACTGCTGCCATTGTAGTGGAAGTCAATGTAAGGCGTGCTCATTGACAGCTCGATCGCCTGCGTCAGAACCTTCCCCTTTGACGTGTTATCGATGTTGCCGCCAGCTGATAACCCACCGGGCAAAGTCGTCTGGTTATCGGTCCCAATAACGAGGATGTCATCAAAGGTATCTGACGGTGACACAGTGGTCGCTCTTGAACGCTGAACCCTGAACGGTGTTCCCGATCCAACGGCAATTGTCCCGCCTTGCCCCTGTTTTTTGAGCAGAGCCAGATCTGAGTTCTTACCGAGAATAAAACCGGCATTATCGCTGGTTATAACCTGCGAGCCGTCGAGTTTGTTTCCTCCGGTGAGTTTTGCCAGCGCGTTAAGATCCGATGCCTTCGCCATCCCGCCTATCGCCGGCACGGTTACCTGCTTTCCTGTGATCGGGTCAGTCATGGTGATATTGCCGCTGCCGGTCAGGGCCATCGACCAGCCCTCCACCACACTACGCCAGAATGCAAATGCGCTGGCCAGCTGGTTAGCAAACGACGAGGTACTGGCGGTTTCAGCGGTAATAATTCCGTAACTGGCGCCGGAAAATGCGGTGGTGATATTCCGGGTCAGCGTCAGCTGCGTGTCACTGTCCACGGATTTGATCGCATACAGGTCAGTACTACCGCTGCGGTAGACCACCAGAATCGACCCCGGCTGTATCCCCAGCGCCACCTGTGACCACTTTGTTGTCGCTCCTGTCACCCGTGCCTGCGACGCTGCACCCGTGACGGTACCGACTTCATACATCGCCATAATAAAGTTCCTCCTGGATGGTTATCCCTGGAAAAAGAAAAGGCCCCTGGCGGGGCCTCTGTTAGCTAAATGAACTGCTGTCCGTTCGGAATGCGGTTGCGGTGATGTTCTCGACTGTGCAGGTGTAATCAATCGCGGCATTACGACCTGTAGCCTTGATAAAGAAGCCGACATTGTTGTAGTCAGCATCCAGGCGCGCGGCAAACCGCAATTCAAAGGCCGTGGTGCCAGCTGTGATATTACCGGCATCGACGAAGATACGGCGGGTTACCTCCTGCCCACCAATGTTGAACGTAATATCAGAGGTATACCCCAGGCCACTGCCTGTCCCATAGGTCTGGCACACCAGGGTGCAGGCCAGAACCACTGTCATGCTATACCCCCTGTTCTGATACGCACCGTTCCGCTGTACCGTCTGGTTGCGGCGGAAGGTCAGGCTGTCGTAACCTTTTGCCACCGCAATGTCACCGATGAACGCATCCGCCTGGACAGTGCCACGGAACACGCCGCTATTCGCTTCGACCCTGCCACGAACGATCACGTTATTGAACTGCGAAGAGCCATCCTTGGCGATACGCCAGCCTTGCGACCCGTCAACAAAGTTATTCGAGCGGATCTCGTTGCCGATCTTCGCGTTCGTGATGGAACCGTCCGCGATTTTGGTTGAGGTCAGGGAACTGTTTTTGATACGTGCCGTATCGATATACAGTTCATTGCCTTCGGCAATCATCACCGGCACTGCCGTCGCATTGTTACGGTTAAACAGCGAGAAGCGGTCGGCGTAGAGGATCATGTCGCTCGTTTGACCATTGCTGCCCAGCGTAATCCCCGCGCCAACATTCTTCCCGTTAACCGTCTCAACCTTCATCGACCACAGCGAACTCACCGTACCATTCACATCCGCCACGGTTTTAGCGGTGTTTTGAACGGAAGCGCTGAGATCCCCGACACTGGATGTCAGGGTCGTCTGCTGCGTTGCCAGCGCCTCCAGTGCCGTTGCATGCGTCTGCTGGGTACTGGTGATACTGGCCACCGATTTAATCGTGTTGTCCAGCGTCGTCTGGTTTTTGATGTTGGCGGCCGCCTGCGCGTCAATCTGCGACTGAAGCGAGGTATTCAGGCTGGCCTGTGTGCTCTGGCTGTCGCTCAGCGTCTTCGCCATGTTATCGACGCGGGAGTTGGCGTTATCCACTTTCGTGGCCAGTGCCGTCTGCTGCTGCGCCTGGGCAGTGATTTTCCCTTCGGCATCCGTTACGCGCGCCGTCAGGCCGCTCACGGCACTCGCCGTCGCGTCTGAGGCATCCTGTGCCGCTTTCGCATCGGTAACATCCGTGATGACCAGATCGTCGATATACAGTGAATAGCCAGGGGTACCGTTGCCGGTGGCGCCACGGGTGGAGATCCAGACCACCGCGCGTGTTCTGCCTGCCCCGTTGTTACTGGCGATCCCCGTGAATTTCACCCACTTATCGCGCGCGCCCAGAGAGGCTTCGCTGACAGTGACCGCCGCCTGCCAGGCATTTTGCCCGGCAGCATTCTGTGACTGGATACCGACCAGCGTTGTCCACCCGGAGGAGGGCGCCTGATCCGCCGGCATCATGGCCCAGAACTCAAACCGGAACTTCGCGTCCTCACGGACTGACTGCCAGGTGCCAAGCTGTTTATCGCTGTTGCCGCCGTTGTTCTCATCCCGTCTCAACTTCAGGCTCTTATCGCCGGTGAATTTCTGAGACGCCACCACAACGGCGGTGCCGTTCCCGCCCAGCACCTGGCCATCGCTGTAGCTTTCAAACGTACCGTCAACCCACGGATTAGCTCCCTGAGTGCGGATGGTATTGAAGGTGCTGGTCAGCGACGTGATGCTCTGCGACTGGCTGGTGATGGTGTTTTCCACCTGGCTTACGCGACCGGTCAGTGAACTCACCGCGGACGTGTCAGCCTTTTTACCCAGCTCAGTATTCATCGTGGTCAGGCTGTTCTGCAGACTGGTGAGCTGCTGCGACTGCGAATCCAGTTTACCCTCGGCAGACGTCATCCGGGTGGTCAACCCGGTGACAGCGCTTTGCTCTGCTTTCTGACTGACCGCCGCATTCGTGACGGCCAGATCGCCGCTGAGTTTCGTCAGCTGCTGCGCCTGGGTGGTGATAGCCCCTTCCGCAGCAGTGACGCGGGTATTCATCTGAGAGATGGCCCCGGCATTAGCCGCGATATCCTTTTCATCCGTAACATCGAGAACATGGAAATCATCAAAATACATGGCCCCCGCGCTGAGGAAGGTCGTCAGCTGGAAACTGGCCGTCGTGGTCTTCGTGGCTTTCCAGTCAAACGTTACCAGTTGCCAGCCAGAACTAAACGGTCCGTAGTTTGAGCCAACCAGCAGGCCAGTGCTGTCAGCCACACGAAACTTCGTGTTACCCGCATCTTTAATCGTGGTCCCCGGGTCCTGCTTCGCCCATACCCCCATGCGGTAGGTACGGCCCTGCGTGATACTGATTTCCTGTCCGACCAGGTTCGACTGGCCGGCGGACATTTTCAGCGCCTTGTTACCCGAGTGCGGAACCTGTAAATCGGCCACCGTCGCGGTACTGCTCCAGCCGGTAAAGCCCGCCGCGCCGCGCTCAAAACTGCCGTTGACAATGAGGTTGCCCGGCATTTTCCCGCGGGCGTCAATATCCGCTGCCGTCTGGCTCAGGCTGTTACTCAGTTGCGTCAGAAAATCTCCCTGCGCACTGAGTGTTTTGCCCTGCTCCGTGACCTGGTTCTGCAGGGTGTTCATCGCGCTTGCGTCCGCTTTTTTGTTCACGTTCGCATTCGTCGTGGCCAGATCGCTGCTGAGTTTTGTCAGCGCGCTGTTAGCTGCCGCAATGTCATTCCCCTGCTGCGTCACCGTGCCCTGCAGCTGCGTCACCGCTGTCGTGTCAGCCTTTTTACTCACCGTATCGTTTGTCGACCGGAGGCTGTTCTCCAGCGAGGTGGTCCGCGTGCCGATGCTGCTGAGCGTATCGCCCTGCTGGCTAACCGTGGTGGTCAGTGAATCCACCGCTTTTGCAGTCGCATCTGCGGTTTTCTGCGCACTGTTCGCTGCCGTCACGTTACGCATATGCCAGTCGGCAGCGTACCAGACGGTGCCGAACGGGCTGCTCTGATTAACCTGCAGGAACGGCCGCAGCAAGCTGGTATCGGATGGTACCGTAAAACGCCAGGTGGCTCGTTTCCACGCGGTGGTGGTCCTGGTATTGCCCCCGGACGCTTTCGCTCCGATGCCACCGGTGGCGGTGGTGGCCCGACCGATATAGAAGTTAAAGTCAGCGCTGCCGGTACCACACGCTACCAGAGCAGACATTTCGAAAACGTCGCCCGGCGTCACGGCGATGTTGTTAATTTTTGGCACATGGTCTCGCCCGGCCAGCCGGACGGCATACCTGAACGGGCAATCAGCCGGCACACCATCGGCGGTGGTCTCCACCACGTCATAACCCATGCGGTCATACGCCGGATCAAATGACGGGTTTGGAATGTAATCATCCCCGGCAGCATTCCCGGCGTTCACCGCTGCCGTCAGGCTGACGATGTTGCTGTTGGCTGCCGTGAGGCCTGCCTCGGTTTTCTCCACCCGGCCAGTCAGCGCGTTAAGCGCCGTCTGATCCGCTTTGGTGTTGACCTTATCGGTGGTGCTGCTCAAATCGCCCTGCAGCTTCGTGATAGCCTGCCCCTGGGAGGTGATTTTGCCTTCCGCACTGCTGACCCGGCTGGTGAGATCACTCACCGACTGCGCGCTGGCCTTTTGTGCCACGTTGTTGTTGGTGGTGTTCAGGCTGTTCTGCAGATTCGTGATGCTCTGAGACTGCGCGGTCAGCTGCCCCTCGGCATTCGTCACCCGACTGGTAAGGCTGTTAATGGCCGATGTGTTCGCGGTAATACCGCTGGCCGCATCATCCGGACTCGGTGACCAGTCGGTCATCACGGTCCCGGTTTCCAGCTGAGGGCGGCAGAGCCAGACTTCTTTGTCCGCAGACGTCGCGCTTTCCAGACGCGCGGCAATCAGCCGTTTGGTGCCACTGGTGGCAGGAATAACCCATTTCACCCAGTAACGCGCCCATGCGGTGGTCAGTTTCGTGACCGCCTTGCCGTCACCGGCCCCGCCTTTAACGCCCTGGCTGGTTTCCGTGGTGGTGGTGTTCGACGGGTTATAGAAATAACTCGCCATCTCCTGCCCGTCATAAGCCCCTTTCGCATAGAAGCTGAATACAAATTCCGTACGCCCGGTAACGTCCAGCGTCTGTTCATCCAGCTGGGTATAACCGGATGCACCTTTCGCCAGCCGGGTGTAGGCCACGCGGTCGCCCAGATAGGTCTCTTTGGCGTGGCGGCTGCTCCATCCTTCCAGTGTGTCCGCATTGCGGATAAGGTTGGTCCCGCCCACGGCCAGGGAGGAAAAGTTGTTTTCCAGGTTCGTCAGCGCGCTGCTTTGCGTGGTCAGATCCCTGCCATGCTGTTCAACGGTGTTCTGCAGGCTCTGCAGCGCCGTTGCATCAGCCTTCTTCGCCACATTGCTGTTAGTCGTGTTCAGGCTGTTCTGCAGGCTGGTCAGGCTGTCTCCCTGCGATTTCAGACCGCCTTCGGTAGCCGTCACGCGGGTCGTCAGATTCGTCAGCGCGCTGGCATCGGCCTTGCCGCTGATATCCTTACCAAGTTGCGTCACATCCGACTGCAGTTTCGTGATCGCGCTGCCCTGAGACGTAATATTCTTCCCGTTCTGCGTGACTGACGCGGACAGACTGGAAAGCGCCTGCGCATTCGCATCGGCGGCATCGAGCGCCGCTTTCGCATCGGTCACGTCAGTGATGATCAGATCATCAATCAGGAAGGCGTCACCCAGGCGAACTTTTGGTGTATTCGGGATGGAGATCCTCACCATTGCCTGTTTCAGCGCGGTTCGGTTGTTGGTCAGATAGCCACTGACTTTTGTCCAGTTGTCCACCGACAACTCGGAGACTTTCACGTTCAGGCCAGGCCACGACCAGCCATTGGCAGAATCCTGGAAGGAAAATCCGAGCACCATATAAACGGTCGGATCGGCAGTCGAGCCAGCCGGCAACTTAACCCACGCCTCCACGTAATAGACCGCGTTATCGCGAACCTGCATGCCTGAAAAGATATGGGTATCGTTATTATCCGTCGCGTTCGGGTTGTATTCCGTACTGCGCGTAACACGCAGGCTTTTGGTCCCGCTGTGAGCAGCTTCACTGGTGATAACGGCGCGGGCATTACTGAGAACATCGCCGACGGCATAGGATTCAAAACTGCCGTCCGGCAGTACGTTGGCTCCCCGTGTCGCCTGCTGCTTCAGCGATGTATTCAGGCTGGTCAGGCTGTCGGCCTGGCTACGGATATCCTTTTCAGTCTGGGTAACCCGGTTGGTCAGTGAACTGACCGCCGACGCATCAGCCTTCTTCGCCACATCGCCTTTGACCCCTTCCAGCGCGTTATTCAGCGCCGTGATGGATTGCCCCTGTGATGTCAGGGTGTTCCCCTGGTTCGTCACCGTCCCGGTCAGAGACGAAACAGCATCGCTGGTCGCCTTGATGTTGGTTTCATCGGTGATATCAAACACCCGGACGGAATCGAGCCAGATTTCACCGTTTGTCGGATGAGAATAAAGTTTGAAGTTCTGCCCGTCCGCGCCGGCAGCCGTCAATCCGGTTTCCCAGGTGATGGTTTGCCAGTCAGTGGTCAGCGTGACCGTTTTATCCTCATACGTACTGTCCGTCTGGCCGATTTTGTTCTGGCGACGGATCAGCAGACTCATCGCGCCGGAAACACCTTTGGCCTTCACCACCACCCGATACTTGCGCTGGCCATTCAGCGGCACCGGCTTGTTGTTGTTGGAGAAAATGCCTGGGCTGGTAGTGGTCGTCCGGTTCAGCCGGACCCCCGCTTTCCCGTCCCCGAAATCGCCAAAGGTCACACCGGCTGGATACTGAATATCCCAGGCAGTGCTGCCCTGCAGAAAATCAAAGTTCGGGATCAGGTTGTCGCCGGCGTTGCGGGTGGCCGTCAGCACATTCGCCAGATTTGTCAGTTGCTGGCTCTGTGTGGTCAGTTTCCCTTCTGCCTCTGTCACCCGGTTATCGACCGAAGTCAGTGCCGTTGCATCGGCCTTCTTCGACACATTGCTGTTGGTCGTGTTCAGGCTGTTCTGCAGGTTCGTCAGCTGCTGGCTTTGTGAGGTGATGGCCCCTTCCGCTGTGCTGACCCGGCTCGTCAGTCCGGTAACGGCGCCGGTGGTGGCATCGATGTCCACCCGGTCGGTAACGTCAGTGACGTAAAAATCATCGAAGTAGCGGCTGCCGCTAATCAGATAGTTACTCAGCGTCACCGGCAGGCTGGCTGTCTCCGTCGCTTTCCAGCGACCGGAAATCAGGGTCCAGTTTGTCCCCACCGTACCGCTGTTGTATGGACGCTCAAAAACCGGCTGGCCGGCAGAGTTGCCGATCCGCAGCTTGTTGTTCCCCGCGCCATTATCCGTCGTCGCTCCGGGTTCCTTGACCCACACCCCGATTTCATAGGTTCGCCCCTGAACAAACGGGATGTATTGCCCCGGAGTCACATTCCCCGGATCAACCTTCAGCGCCCGCGTCCCGCTGTGAGGAACGGAAACCTCCACCACACTGGTAGCGGTTGACCGCCCGGTGTAGCCATCCAGCCCACGTTCAAACGAGGGATTCACGACCAGGTTACCCGGTATCTGACCGCTGGCATCGATATCTGCCGCAACCTGCGAGAGACTGTTCGACAGATTCGTCAGCGAATTGCTCTGGCTCTCCAGCGTTTTACCCTGCTGCGTCACTTTCGTGTCGAGCGTGGCCAGCGCAGTCGCATCGGCTTTCTGCGCCAGCGCTTTATCGGTATTCGCCAGATTTCCGGTCAGTTTCGTGATGGCGCTGTTCGCAGCAGTCAGATCGTTGCCCAGCTGTGTGACGGTATTGGTCAAATCCTGCACCGCTGTCGCATCAGCCTTTTTGGCCACTGCGGCATTGGTGGTTGCCAGCCCGTTTTCCAGCTGGGTTGTCCGGTTGCCGGTCGAGGTCAGCAGATTACCCTGTTGCGTCACGGTGGTGGTCAGAGAGTCAACCGCCGCCGCCGTGGCATCCGCAGTATCCTGAACCTTTTGCGCCGCTGTCACATTTCGCATATGCCAGTCCGTAACGAACCATACGGTGCCATACGGGCTGTTCTGCGAGATCTGCAGGAACGGGCGGATATAACCCCTGTCCACCATCGCCTGCGTGACCTTGAAGCGCCAGGTGGTTCTCTGCCAGGTCGCGGAGGGTGATTTCCCGCCCCCCGCCATGAGTGGCGCACCGGTGCTCGTATCTGGCCGAACGGCGGTGCCAACATACAGATTAAAATTCGCCGTGCCGGCGCCGCAGGCAACCAGTGCGCTGATCTCAATCACATCGTTAAGCGTGGCCGGGAACGCGGCAAAGTTAGGATGGTGATCCCGGCTGGCAATTCGGGCCGCATAACCATACGGGCAGCCCGGCGGGACCTCCTCAGCCGTCGTGGCTACCACGCTGAACCCCATCTGGTCATACGCCGGGTCAAACGTCGGGTTGGGAATTAAATCCCCGCCTGATGCGTTTCCGGCCCGTACAGCGGATTTCAGCGAGGTAATGTTGGCGTTAGCAGCCGTCAGCCCGGATTCCGTCTTCTCCACTCGTCCGGTTAGCGAGTTCATCGCCATCTGATCCGCTTTGCTGGCCACGTTCGCGTCTGTCTGCGTCAGCGCATTCCGGAGCTGGGTGATGTTCTGCGAATTGCTGACCACATCGTTGCCAATCTGGCTGACATTCGAGCTGAGCACGCCGGCTGCGTTTGCCAGCGCGGAAACCCCGAGACCGGAGTACATCTCAGCAACCTGGTCTGACAGCTTCAGGCCCAGGTTGATATACGCCTGGCCGGTCCACTGAGTCACCAGAAACTCAACGGTGTTCCAGCCGGCTTTCAGTTCAAAACTGACAGTATTCCAGCTGGCATTACCCCAGGCGACCTGAACCCCATTCACAAATATGGCGCCGGTATCATCAAAAACCCTGGCGCCAGGCGCCAGTGTGATGGTGGTATCTGCGGCCACTTTCACCTGGCAGGAATACAGCGCGATCAGATAGCTGCCGGCGGACGTAAAGTCCAGTTTGGCCGCGTCGGCCACCTCATCCACAACCGTTGGCGCCACGGCGCGAATATCGCTGAATGACGGGACTGTCCCGGCGTTAGCCAGCTGCACAGGATAGAGTCGACGGGACCAGCGATTCGGCTGGCCATTGACCAGTTGATTTGACAGGCTGGTGATGCTGTCAGTATTGCTGCGAATATCCCGCCCGTTTTGCTCTACCTGCTGCGTTAAGGCAGTGACCGCAGCCGCTTCGGCTTTCTTCGCCAGCGCGGCATTTGTCGTGCCCAAATCGCTCGTCAGTTTCGTGATGGACTGACCCTGGCTGGTTATCCTGTCGCCCTGCTGGGTAACAACAGACTGCAGCCCGCTCAGTGCCTCATTCGTACCAGCCAGGCCCGTTTCCGTCTGGCCAACCCGGTTAGTGAGCGATGTTAACGCGGCGCCCTGCGATGTCAGCGTGGTGCCCTGTTGCTCAACTTTCTGCGTCAGGGACGTCAGCGCGGCCGCATCGGCTTTTTTCCCGAGGCTGGTTTCAAGGCCACCGATACGGCTCGCCTGCGCGCTCTGCTCTGTCGTCAGAGAACTCAGTTCACCAGAAACAGCAGCTTTGTTGTCGTTAAACTGCGTCTGCAGGGACTCTCTGGCCTTAACTTCCGCCGAGATGGCGGTAACGCGCGCGGTTTTTTCCTGGTACAGCAGCCCGGAGGTGACTTTCTCCAGATCGCTCCCATCATAGGAGCCACGCATCTGCGCCGCCAGCGTGCTGCGTGCCTGCGCTTCGGCGGTCAGCGCGTTACTCAGCGTACTGCGCACATCCTGCAGAGCCGCCGTACTGGCGCCGGGTGCTGGCCGGCCAACGGCGATCCAGTCGAATTCGATAAAGTTGCTGGCATCCTGCTGGTTCGTCAGGTCAAGGCGAATACGATCAATGTTCCCTGTCCACGGAATATCACGCACCGTCAGGGTTGCCACCCCATCGGCATATTCCGGCTCAGCAACAATGTATCGCTTCGTGTTATTGAAGTTTTCGCCGGCAGACACCCAGCGGATCTCACCCGCCCAGACTGGTTTGCCGGTTTTACGAAAGCGCAGCATGATGAAACGGTACGCCGCACCATCGACAGCCAGCCCGCCAGGAGAGGTAATGTACGGATCGGTGGCGCTGTCCGCCGGGCGTAACCAGCCATCCTGTGACACACCCGGTACGCCGGCGCTGCCGGTCCAGCCCTCGGTCGTCTGATTGTTGAAATGCCAGATAACCTGCGAATCGAACTGGATATTAGCGCCGGCAGCGAGGCTGGACATTTCCCGCGCCAGATTTTCATCGGCGGTCTTCATCACCTGAGTCAGGCTCTCGATACTCGCCTCAATCCCCTGCGTTGCCGCCAGCAGTTCATCAGCGGCCTGTGACGCCTTCGCGTTAACATCGGCGATACGATCCGCGATCTCCTGCTTCACCGCATTGGTCAGCGTGGTGTTGACCTGAGACAGCGACTGCTTCAGGCCATTTTCGGCAGTCTTTATCTGCGCATTCAATGCGGCATCGCCGTCGGCCAGCGTTTTGTTGACTCTGGCAATCTCCAGGTCGATGGTGGCGTTGATTTCCGCAGCCGTATCAGTGACTGACTGTCTGACCTGGGTGATGCTGTCGGTCAACGACTTGTTCACAGTTGCGATCTGCTTGTTCGCATCTGCGACGGCGGATTTTGCCTCCTGAACGCCTTTGTTTGCCTGAGCCAGACCAGAATCGAGAGCCTCATTGACCGAGGTGATCTCATCCGTGATGGTTTTATTCACGGCGGAGATCTTCCCGTCAACATCAGCAGTGATGTTTTTCACCGATGCATCAATATCCTGGCTGACCTGCTTCGCCTGGTCTTCAGCTTCCTTACGCAGAGCTTCAGCGGTCTGCTCCAGTTCCTGCTGCGTATTGCGGATACCTTCCTGCGTTTCGCTAATGGTGCGCTGCGTTTCCTCCCAGGCAGCCGTATCCTTGATCGCGTCGGTCAGGTTTTCGTAGTAGTCATCAAAGTTATCGCTGGCCATCCCCTGGACCCAGCCGGTCCACGGGCTTTCATTGCCCAGACGATCCACAAGGCGCGCCCGATACCAGAATTCTGCGCCCATACTGAGGCCCATCTGCTGATAGCTTTTCCCCGGATAGGCCACGTCTGATAACAGCATCGGCGCACTGCCGTCCTGATTTTTGCTGTACTGCAGTTCTGTGCGCAGCGTATCCTCCGAGCCGGTCGGGAATTCCCAGCTAACCTGGACCCCATGAACCAGCGAACGGGTTGCCAGCGCCAGCGGCGGAAGTGGGGCACCAGACTTACCGGTCAGCTCGGTTTCTTTCGAGATCCCCCATACGGACGCGATATCCTGCGCGTTAATCGCCCGCACACGCACAACGTATCGACCGGTATAGATACCATCGACCTCAAACCGCGTATTGCCGGTGCGCGGCAGGTTAATCCAGTCACCATTGTTCTGACGCCACTGCATTTCATACGCAATCGCATTTTTCACCGGCGACCAGGTGGCAACCAGGGTGGTGATGCCAATCCCCTGCGACACCCGGTAGAGGCTGGAAATGGTAATATCGTCCGGTGCCTCCTGTCCCCGTGGGGGAACAACGGTCACAGGACGGTCTTCGATCACCGCGCCATCATCCACCCGGGGAAACTTGTTCGGGTTATACGGCAGGCCGTTAATAGTGACCGTACCATCGTTATTGTTCACAACGCGCTTAACCCTGAATTGCTGAATGGCCAGGTCTGACTGATCCAGAATCCAACCCGCCTCCGCCTGCGGTGCCGGGTTATACTCCTGCTCTACCGTAACAATACGGTCCTGCACACCCTGAACTTTACGCCCCTGCGACTTTCCGTCCGGCAGGTTAATGATGAGCGTATCCCCGGCTTTTGCCGCGACCGCGCGGTCGAGAGTAATCCTTTTTCCTGAGACTGCCGCCACACGACCGCCGTTCTGCCGGCCAGCCATAGGGGCATTGTTGATACCGATAACCTTGCCAACACGGGGAATGCGACCCTCCATCCCCGTTTTAAACTCAACGCCATTGTCGTCGCGGTTTGTCTCGATGGCGTAGGCACCGTGGCGCTGCGCCTCGGATTCACGTGTACAGCCAATCCGGGACAGCTCGATAGTATTAAATCCGAAGCGGTCTGCAACCTCCTGCGAATAGACGCTGGCTTGATCGTCCTGATAGTTATTCTGTGGGTTGCTGTAAGTGACGATGGCCGCGCTATAGTTGGTCCGCTCGGACGTGCTGGAGAACGTGAAGGAGCCGACAATATTCGATTTGTTGAAAACAAAATCGGGGTCCATCTCACGCGGCATATCGGCATCAACCGACAGCAGATTATTCGACCAGCTAATCATGCCCCGAAAAATGTTCGCGAGATCCATTAATACGGTCCAGCCGTCAGTCCGTTGGGATATATAGAGATCGCAGAGATAACGGGCCTCTTTTCCGCCAGCACCATCTGAGACCGGCGCATCGCAATACTGGCCGATCTGATACAGGGTCCATTTATCCACCTGGTCGGACGAAATACGCTTTCCAAGTCCATAGCGTTTGTTCAGCACCAGATCGTAAAAAATCCAGGCGGGGTTATTCGACCAGGCCCACTTGAAGGTCCCGTCCCAGCTTCCGCTGTAGGTACGTTCGACAGGGTCATAGTTCGACGGTACGCGAATGACCAGCCCCTTTGCCTTGACCGTCACGGTCGGTGTCCGGCCATCAAAAAGCGTTGAATCGAACTGAACGAACAACAGCGCGGTGTTCGGATAGCGCAGTTTGGCGTCAACGATTTCCGTTATCGACTCGATACGACTCACGTCCGCCGTTTTGTTATTATTCTTATTCTCAGTCAGACGGCGAACGCGGATCTGCCAGCCGGAGTTTGCCCGCGGCAAATCGATGCGGTAGCTGCGCTCATAGCCCGTGTTAGCTATGCCATCGACGGTATCGCGGCCATATTCGGTATACGTGCTGCCGTCTGTTGAAACATCGATAGCGAACTCAATGCGGTAACCATCTTTGCCACCGCTGTCACGCAGGCTGTAGACCCCGTTCGGAAATTTAATACGCAGGCGAACAGCCGACAGCTGCGTGTTGTTGATCGCCTTTACCCACGGGGTGCCAGACTTGATTTCCGTGCTGACGCTGATTTCGTTTTCGACCGCCGGGAAACCCTGAATGTAATCCTGGTCAACCAGACCACTGCGCCAGTCCCACGTCACGCCCGGAAAATTTTCATGGCCATCGGCATCGAGCAACGGCGTACCGTCGAGGCAAATATCCTGACCGGTAAACTGACCAGCAATTTGACCTTCTGACAGTGCCAGCAAGATTTTCATATAGGCGACCGAGGCAATTTCCGTCCCGCGATTCTGCCCGTTATCCTTGTTACCACCGTTATTTTTAGCGCCAGCGATTCCTTTTATTTCAGCCATTCTCAAACTCCGGGCAAAAAAAATCCCGCCGTGGCGGGAAGGGTAAAATGCATTTTTTTATTGCTGTTCTTCGGTATAAATACCGCCACTGATAATCACGCCGCCTATTTCACGCAGGCCATACAAGATCGGTACACCGTTGCCGGCAGCGACCTGATTAGCAGGCGCACCAAATGAGTACGATTTTTTCGTATCCCGATCCGTTGTCATACCCTGGGTACCGCTGGGCGCCAGCATTTGTACAACGCCGCCCAGCATCATCGCCGCCCCCATTTTGTAGAGGAACGGCGAGGCAGCGGCGGCAGGGGTAAAACTCAGCACCATACCAACGGCAACGAGTACGGCACCAAAAATGGTCTGGAACACCCCTGCTTTTTTACTGCCAATAATCACAGGCGCAATTTTGATTACGTCATGCACACCATTCAGAAACAGGTCATCCTGGCTCAGGTTTTTTTCACCGTTAAAGAGCATGTACGTGACTCCACGTCCCTCGCTGGTCTCCAGCCATCGTTCCAGTCCTGGAACCATGATGCACAGCGCGCGGATAGCCTCCCGTACAGAAGATACCGACAGGCGATGCTCCCGGCCGAACAGCTTGCCCAGCTTGCCGTACAGGCGAACCAGAACCATTTTCTCTATCGTATTAGTCGTCATTTTTATGCCTCAGCGTCAGCATGGTTCGCTCCCGCCAGATCCCACCGTATGGAACCTCACCACTCAGCTGGCCATACATGTGGTGCAACATTTTTCCGTTGCCCAGGTAAATGCCGGCGTGGTTGATTTCGTCCGCTCTGTACTGCATCAGAATCACATCGCCTGCCTGCAGCTCGCTGGCGTGAGAATAAAACCCGGCCTCCGCATAGTGCCGCACATACAGGTTTTCCCCCGGGTCCACCAGTTGTCCTCTCTGGGAAAATCAGGCAGTTCGATACCTCGCTCCTGCATATACCAGTCGCGGACCAGTCCGTAGCAATCCCAGCTACCGTGGATAAACGGACGGTTCAGAAGAGGCGGGGAATCATCCGGCGTCGTGACGGTGTAGTCGCCATCTGGCCAGCTAATAATGATCCACGGCAGGCCTGTTTTCTGGCAGCCCTGCAGGTCCTCGGCGGATGCGTGCGGACCGGCATCCGGATGCGAATGCACCACGGCCAGCACGTCGCCGGCATCCTCTGCGGCAATCCAGTCACCGGCGGCGATCCGAAAATGCTCCGTCGGCATTTCATGACTGTTTTCGCAGCGAATATATCGGCGCTGCCGCCCGACCCGGGTAATCAGGCCACAGCATTCGTTCGGGTAAACATCAGCGGCGTGCGCCTCAATAGCGGTTTTCAGTCTCTGGCTCAGCATGACTACATCCTCAGCAGACCAATAGCCGGGAATCCGCCAAACGGCAGCATGGCATCATCACCAAAACGTAACTTACAGCCCGCGACCGTTCCCGGGCAGACGTCCAGTGCCGGGTTGTCTACGGGATTGCCGAATTTGTCGTAATAACGCGTGCCGGTATAGCCACAGTCAGCACCACGGTACTGGCCCTGCATGCACCAGGCACAACGGTTGGTCATCTGGCGTGCAGGCAACTTCTGTCCGGTAACATCCACCGGCGAGCTAAGCTTGAACTGGACCTGTTCATCGTCATCGCTGGATTTACTGTCAATGTAAAATACATCAATCTGCTCTGCTGTCGGGTCAGCCTGTGGGTTGCCGTCAGGGAAGTTCCTGGCATCGAGATAGTGCGCATACGTGCGGTGAACCGTTACCTTCGCCTGCTTCATATCCTGGAACATGTGGCATAACGCACTGATTGAGCCATCCAGGTTCGCAATGGACAGCTTGGGGGAAGCTGGCGAACCTTCACCGTTGGACTCAACGTCCTCGATCTCACATGGCCAGAGCGTATATTTCACGCCCTGCCAGTAAATCGGTTTGCCCGTCAGCTTTTCCGCATCGCTGCCAGCGGCGATAATTTCTTCTTCGGTATACGGGATAGCGTGGTTGTGAAAATACAGTACGTCTGCACCAAAAGTGGTGCCATCCACTTCGAACAGAGTGATGACGTTACCGGGTTCCAGTTTTTGATCGTCGGCTGCAATGCCCATAATGTCCTCGCTGCGGGACCGAAGCCCCAATAATAAAAAACCCCGCTAAGCGGGGTTAAATTGATGGTGTGGGTGCCGGACGGCACGGGAGGTTAACGGGGAAAGTGGTAGCCGGCATCAGTGCAAATTGGCATCATCATTCTTTCCATATCATCACTATGGATAATGGTGTCCGCGCTAATTATTATCCCAGAGTTGTTTCTCCTCGGGCCAACCAGTAAGAGCGCTTTTCCTGCATAGCCACTATAAGAGTTTTTGGCATTTATCTGAGCACAGTAAATATCCCCACCCATATCTGGCTGCCAATAAATTTTGGCGCTATCCGGATCTTTCAGCTTCTGCTTCGCAGACTCTTCGATGACTTTTTTTTCCGACGCCGTTAGCTCACGTGCTGCCGCTGTACCGGAAAAAAGAACGGCGATGCTTGCCAGCGCCAGTACCATTTTTTGCATTATCATTCTCCATTATATCGGTGCGGCTCTGTATGCCGTCACAAACGTAACAGTAACGGTCATGCGCGCAAAATCAAGCAGTTGAGGCTTTATCTGTGTCGCACGGTATAGCCCCCGCTCGCCCAGCGGATTAACCCATATGAATGCACGTGTTTCGCCATGACGGCGCAAAAACTGCAGGATCGGCATGACCTCCTCCCTGTAGTCGGTGAATGTCAGTGGCCATGATTGCGATTCAGGATTAATACCATCACCAGTGACCTGCTCATAACCATCACCATATTTCACGGACCGCGTCGCATATTTAATATCCGCAGTGGGACCATTCAGCGGCGACCAGTCGAACGTTTCCAGTGCGGCCATTAGCGCATGCTCCTCAGTTTTACATCGATCATCCCACCGTTACCCATTTCCTTATCCAGGGTGCTCAAAACTATCTGAACGATCTGTTGCTTCATCTGAGCGATACCACTCTCTGACCGCTTCCCGGACTGATCCGGATTACCGTTACTATTGACCACCTGTAACGGGATATTAACCGTTATCCCACCTGCTGCGCGCTGGCTCTCACCACTCATTGGAAGCGGCCCGCTCGGCGCGCCAGCCAGCCCTCCGTTGGCGTAGCCACTGCCGTAAGTTAACTGGTTCAGAAAGCTGAGCATGCCTGGCCTTTTAACCACCTCCTGCGGCACAACCCACTCACCACGGTGGACTGGCCCGGCAACCTCATACTTCCCGCCATCACCGGTATACCCGCCGCCGGAGAACCCAGACAGAAACCCGCCAAAATCCGCGAGGATGCCAATCCCGGACCCCGACATAGCTGAGCCTGCAGATCGGATAGACTGAAAAAAGAGCATTTTTGTTATCATCTGCCCAATATCGTCAATGATAGACAGCGCCATCTCCTTGAATGACGATTTCCCCCGCGACGCCATTTGCCAGATAGAATTGGCCATGCCATCCATTGCATTGACGGAGGTGTCACGAACCTGGGCATAAATGTTGGTTGCATCGGCGCCCCATTCACGCAGCCCGGCGCGTAACCCCTCGGTCCAGGAACCCTCAACCTGCGCTTTATCCCGGGCACCATTGCGAACGATGCTCAGTTGCTTTTGTTCTTCTTTATCTAAAACGTCCGATTGTGATTTGTAAAACGCTGATCCCATACTGGCCGATGATTTTTCAAGGTCGGCTCTTTTCTTAGCAAAATTACTCCTGATCTGCTGTTCCTTCGCCATCTGGTCATAGGCGGCGCTGCTCATCGTCATCCTGGCCACGTTGGCATCCATCTCGGCCTGTAGCTGAATGGTTGAGCGGTGCAGCTCATTATTCTCCTGTTGCATTTTCAGCGACAGCTGGCGCTGCACGTTCGCCTTCTCCAGCTGTACGTTGATGTTCAGCTGAGCGCGCAGCTCCTGCTCAGCATTGAGAATGCTGCGCTGCCCGGCGGTCAGGATTTTTTTTGCCTTGAGATCGGCGATCTCCTGGTTGAACTGCAGCAGCTTTCGCTCTGAACCGGTCAGGTTAACGGTCTGCTGGTTTTGCTGACGAAGAACCGATTCCTGCTCGCGCAGACTCTGCAGACGCTGGGTGGCCTGGTCATCTTTGTACGCCGCCGGTTTCTTCTGCTTCTCCCCGTACAATTTATCTATACCGCGTAACGCCTGCGCGTACTCTTCCGTTCCTTTCTTGAGAGTGCGATTGAGAGCCGCCAGTGCATCGGCGCGCTGCTTCTCTTTTGTCACGCCAGCAGCCATCAGTCCTTGAACGGTATTTTCGGCCTTCAGGCGATCAGCTGTATCTTTCCGCAGCTTCTCTTGCTCCTTCCGCAGCCTTTCCACCTCTTCGCGCTGTTTTATCGCCGGGTCCGGGCTGGGTGTCAGGTTTATTCCCAATGCTGACGCCTGCGCCTGGGCTGTGGTCATCTGGGCGTCACCCATTGTTTTAAACGCGCTGCTGACATAATCCTTCAGCGATTTCCAGGCCCCTTTCAGCCCGTCAACCTTATCTTCCTGATCCTTTATCTGCTTTTCCAGCTCGGCCATCGCCTGCTTTTGCAGGAGCGCCGTAGCCTCACTTTCCCTGCCCTGACGCTGCAGCGTGACTATCTGATCGATAAACGTCGCGTTTAGCTGAATTCCCTGATCGTTCAGCTTCTCCATCGCCTGGACAGGATCGCCCTGCAGATTCGTGAGCATCGAGACCAGATCCCCCGAACTCTGCCCCAGCTCTTCCATCCGGGCGCCAAGTCCGGCAACGCGGTCCAGCATTTCACCACCGAATCCGGCATTAACAGACGCGGTGATCGCTTTTACGGCACCGTCAGTATCTCCCAGCTGCGACTGCAGGCTCTGGAGATACTGAACCGACATAATCGACTGCTGCCCTGATTTGAATAACGCATTGCTGTAGCCGCTGATAGTTTCCTGAGACTTTGAAAACGACGAATAGAGCATCGTCACCGCGCCGGCGATCGCCATGATACCGATCCCGACCGGGCCACCGACCAGCGCCAGGGCGCCACGCAGTGTTCCCGCCGCCGCCGCCGCTGCGCGCTGCCGGAACGTCAGCTCCTGGCTGGCCGTGGCCAGCGTTCGCGTTGAGGTGGTCAGGGTACGCTTGGCGTCAGACTCAGCGATATCTGCGGCCAGAACCTCTTTTGTGGCTTCTGCCAGGCTCTTTTTCCCGCGTGCCTCAGCTATATTGGCCTCGCTGATGGTGCGGGCATTTTTCGCGTGCTCTGCTTCATAGCTGGCCGTGATGCCATACTGCTTATTCACCTCTGCTTGTTTGGCATAATACTCATCCAGCGCAAACGCCTTCTCGCGCTCCGCCTGCGCCGCCTGAATGGTTTGTACGGCTGCTTTCTGCCGCGCCAGTGCCTCTTCTCGCAGCGTGCGGGCATTGTTGATAGACGCCTGCGCGCCATCTACCGCCGCCTGCGATGCGGCAATCTGAGCCTGTCGCTGTAGCTCCAGACTTTGGGTGCTACTGGTCAGCGCAGTACTCATACCTTCGGTCAGCGCCGAGATCGCCGCAGTGGTGAAACTGCTGCCGGTAACGCCACTACCGGCAGACAGATTCGCCAGTACGTTACGCATCTCATCCAGCCCGGTAAGCCGTAGTGACCCCAGCTTTTCGATACGTTTATCCAGCCTGGAAAATTCAGCATCAGCGGCTTTTACACCTACGCCGATCCCCTTAAAGGCAGCCTCAGTTTTTGCCGCATCAGCCTGTGCTTTTTTGTTGAACTGCTGTGCGTTGCCATCCGCCTGACGCATTGCGTCAGCGAACTGCGAATTAAACGTCGCACGGTTGAGGTGCAACGCGACAGCGAGTGATGCTACATCAGCCATTTCCAAGAACCCTCAGGCAGTTTTCAAAATCATCATCCCGGGCTACGGCAGAGGGTGCTGTAGATGACTGTGGAGCCGCCAGTGGTGGTTCTCCCTCTTCTTTAAGGAGCGCAAAGTACGCCTCCCAGTAGGTCAGGATGTTCGCCGGCATGGCGGCCAGTTTCGTGGGGTCCGGCTCACCCCAGCGATCTGCCAGCGTAAACAGGGTGCGCAGCTGGGGTGATTCGGTTAGTTTTTTTTGGCATCTTCCAGTGTGCCGATAGCATGACGCTGTACGGCAATGACCGCCTCCAGCAGATCTGCTCCCGAATGGGCTGACAGAAAAGCCTCTGCGGCCGGGAGTTCATCCGCTGCCGGGCGGCTTCCGTCCTCATTTACCAGCGCAGAGAGAAACAGTGTGATGCCACGGATAGAGGTCTGGCGAGCGTTGTCATCGCTCTTTTCCAGCGCCTGCAGATCGGCTTCATAATCCCATAGTTCCTCCTGCGTCAGACGGCGAATAAAGATCTGCTGACCAAGCAGCGTAATCGGGTGGGCTTTGATAATAGGGTTGAGAAGGTTTTGATAATTCACAGTCGTTATTCCTTTTATTCACTACCACTATTGGCGGCGTTCGTGGTAGTCCATTTCACGCCGCCGTTCTGCTTGCCGTATACCTCGTCCTGCAGGACTTTACCATCAGGCTGGTCAACGGCCTGCTGCGCCCATCCGGATAGCACCAGCTCCATTTCCGCCGAGCGCCCATTTGGGAAGTCGAAGAAAAACACCACGGTCTTATTGGCCTCCGCCGCTTCCAGCAACGCCTGCTGATTCGCATCCGTCGGATCGGCAATAAACACCAGGGTTTTATCCTCACCCTCGCCCATATCGGCCATGTATTTCGGATCACGGTCAATCAGGCGTGTCACCTTCATGAAGGTACCCTTTTTGCCTACGGCACCGATGGCCATCGTACTTTGCAGTAGCTTTGCGGCCGCCTTCAGCGTGCCTTTCATACCCCAGTACGTGCGGGTTCCCGCCGGAATGCTTGCATATTCCGAGGGGCTTTTAATGACGTCTTCACCCATTTTTTTCTCTCTCTTTTTGACTACCGGCCTTCCAGCCCATAGCGAATTTCAGCTGCCAGTATCGACAGCACTTTTTCGACGTTGTAATCCAGCGCCGGACGAATAAACGGCTTAGCCACCTGTTTCACCGTGCCGAACTCCTGCGCCAGCGCTTTCATGTGATGCGCTTTGCTGGGACCGACTCGAAACGTGATGAGAGTCCCGTAGCGCTCGCTCTTTGCTGCGCTGGTTGAGCTACGGATTTTGATCGTGTCGCGCATGTGCGGCCCGCCGCTTAACTCGTCGTAGCCGGCGTTTTGCTGCATATCTTCCTGCACGATGGCCAGCGCCCGGCACCCGGCATCACGCAACAACTTGGTGCTGACTTTCTTGTCCATATCGAAAATCAGGCGTTCAAAATCCTTCCCCGATGGGAATTTCATCTCAATGCGCATGGGGTTACTCCGGAGTGGTGAATATAAAGTCGCGCACCAGACGGTACTGGATGCGACCACTGGTCAGCGTGATCTTGTCCTGCTGGATACTGCCGCGCGTCACGTAACTGACCGGACAATCCTCAAGACGGCTTTGCACAATGGCTTTCCATTCTGACCAAATCTGCTTATCCAGCATCAGCAGGCGGCTGTAGTTATCGATCAGATAAATCGCCACCTGTATGCGGACAGAGGAAAGCCCAGTTCTGGCCAGGCCAGCCCCTACCGGCGCATCCGAAATACGCTGATATGTCACCCCTTCCTGGACCGTGTCCGGCAGTAAAAGCGGATGCGCATTCATGCCGGTGATGCGCTCCAGCGCACCCTTAATCGCCAGCTCTATCATGCCGACCGTCAGCCTCCCCCGTGATAATGATCCGGTCCGTTTTGCGGTCGATATTACGGACGGTATAAACCAGATTTTTCGTCGTGATTTTCCAGTCGATATCAACCAGCACACCCGGATAGACCGTAAACAGGCAGGTTTCCACCACCTGCTGCTGATCCAGCGTGCGGACTTTCCGCCCCGATACCAGCTCCCGTTTTGCCCACGCTTTTCCCGATTCAACCTGCTTTTCCGGTAGCGGTTCGCCCAGCGGCCCCCGACCGGACTGAACGTAGCTAATCGCAATGCGACAGTTCATATCACCCGGTTTCAGGCTCATAGCGTATGCTCCTGCAGGGGGAAAAGAAGATGCCTCACCGCAGCGGTTTCCAGCCACTGTCCGGTATGGCCATTCAGATACGCATCGCTGACCAGAAACTGAATGGCCAGACGGATATCTTCATCCGCGATAAATCCGCGGACGGTTTCCGGGAGTGCCTGCAGCTCTTCATCACTGGTGACCAGCTTGCAGTAATAATCACGCTCGATGCTCCGCTGCGCGGCGTTCACCATTTGCGTGAGCATGGCGTCATGCTCCGTGAAATCCAGTTCCAGGCGTAGCTGGTTTTTCACATCATCCAATGTCAGTATCAAAATCGCTGTCTCCCGGCTTCGGTTTCAGCGCGCGTTCGGCATCCTTCGGCCATACCGCGATACGGCGCTTAACCAGCTCTTCGGCGTGCGATCCTTCAAACCACGCGATATCACCACGGGAATAACGGCTATGCGGACCGAGGAACACAACGGATTTACGTTCTGCCTGTGCGACGACGTTCGCATGGTTTTCCTGTGCGGTCTCAGTCGCATGGTTGTCCTGTCCGGCCGTTTCTTCCGGCTCCACTGCTTTATTTTTCGCAGCCATACATTCTCCTTAAAGGGAAAAGCCCGCATATGCGGGCTTTATTAACAGAGGGGTGGGTTAGAACAGGACACCGGTACCCAACACCAGCCCTTCCGGATGACGGAAGCCGATATCGTGTTCGAGGACGACGCGGATCAGCGACTGGTTTCGCGCAAACGCGGAAACCGTGTTGCCTTCGGCATCCAGATAAGTGGCTTCTCTGGAGAAATCGACCTTCATGGCGCCATCTTCACCGATAACAACATCATTAAAGTCAGCGAAATAAATTTCCGATTCCTTGCCACTTTCGCCCAGGTTAACCGGAATAGCGCTGGTATGCTGAATCGGATAGCCCTTGAGCATCCCCTGCGCCATTTCCGGGTAGACTTTGTTGCCGTTGCCGTCACGCAGGCCAAACAGCTTCATATAGGTACGGTTCGACATACCCCAGCCACAACGGATCATCAGGCTGTTGCCATCCATCGCCATCAAAATAATCTTGTCCAGGTACTCATCGACCGTGTTCAGGTTGATCGTGGAACCCGCTTCCCACGGCAGCAGGCGGTTCCACTGTGTCGCACGCGCCTTCATACCAATCGGTGTATCGCCGGTACCGTCATCGCGCATAAACGCTTTATCCTCACGAACAGAGATGGCGGTCAGAATATCCTGCAGGACCAGCTGCTCAACGTTAAAACCGGCGCGGCCAATCAGCTGGTTCGACATCGGGACCAGTGCGATCATGGTTTTGGCATTCAGTTTTACATCGTCGAATTTTGATTCAGACGATTTGGCATCCTTTCCTTCGCCGGTGTAGCTGGCTGTTGCACCGCCAGCCGAGCGCGGTAACGACAGATTACCGTTAGGCAGCGGAATGGAGCGGGCGCCCAGCTTACGGACGATGGTACGGTCGCTCAGCAGCTCGATGACTTCGTTTTGCATGTTCTCCGGGATGAGCGCCCCACCGGAACCCGCAGCGGTGGAAATGGCCATCGACACAGACTGATCATTCAGTTCTTCAGCGGCAAAGACCGCTGCATCACGCAGATCACCCTTCGCTGCGGCAATCGACATCACCATGCGTGTCATACCTGCGCCTGTGTATTGCTTCGGCTCAGCTTTGACGATGACAGCCGGCCCCTGCTGGGTAGCCTTGACTGGCTTTGCGACCAGCGCCGCAGCACGTTCGGCGGCTTCCAGACGTTCAATTTTGGCGCTGATATCAGTGAACTGCTGCTGCAGGTTCGCAAACTCCGTCAGCTGCTCCGCAGTCAGCGTGCCGCCGCTGGCGTCAATGGTTGCCAGGGCCTGAACCTGTTCGTTGATACCCGCACGCTGACGACGCAATTCTTCAATATGTGGCATTTTATTTCTCTCTTTTTAGACATAAAAAAAGCAGCCTGCTGGCTGCTTAAGGTGACGCGGTTTGTGTTTGCGCCGGGTTACATTTTGGTTTGTAGGTCCATCGCGGCTGCCTGCATCTGAATGGAGGTTTTTTGACGGGGTTGCTGATACTTTGCCGCGATAGCATTGATCGCCGTCTGGGGGTCAGAGACTTCATCCGCCAGGCCGGCTGACACAGCGCCAGGGCCAAAATACAGCCCCGCCTGCGTATCAATGATGGCCTGCTGCTTCAGGCCGCGATATTCGGCCACCGACCCCGTAAACGTCTCGTACATTTCGTCGATCATGCCCTGGAACATACCCAGCGACTCTTCACTCAGTGGTTCATGTTGGGTGCCGTTATTTTTGTTATCTCCCCGGTAAATGGTGGTGAACGTCAGCCCCATTTTTTCTTCCATCTTCGAAGTATCGAGGTGCTCCATGATCACACCAATCGACCCCACGCCACTGGTCTGGCTGACGATGATTTTGCTGCAGGCCGATGCGATGAAATACGCGGCGGAATACGCGCTGTAGTTCACAATCGCCGTGATGGGTTTCGTGTCGCGAGACTGATAAATGTAATCGGCCAGCTCCTTGCACCCCACCGCTGCGCCGCCGCCGGAGTTAATATCCAGAACGATTTCGCTGATTGAGGGGTCGTTTAACGCCGCCTGCAACTGCCCGCGGATCCGCTCGTAGCTGGTCAGCTCGGAGCACATCGCCGTAATCTGCCCCCGGCGTGGAACGAGAATGCCGTGAACGGGGATCACCGCCACCCCGCCGGTGGGCTGGACCTGCTCAGCAGCAGGTGATTTACCCGGATTCAATGCCATCTGAATGGCGGCATCTTCGGTGATCCCCTGAATACGGGGGATGAGCACCGCTTTCACGGAGTCCATTGTTTGCCGCGTCACGTAATGCGGCACGCCAAAGACCATATCTGCCAGGTGCGGCAGGTTAATTAATTTCGTTGTCATGTTGTCTTCCAGGTCATCCCGCGCGGCGGGAAATAATCAGGCTCTGGCCAGAAGGGTTTCGATTTCGGCCAGCTGTTTTGCTGTCGGCGACTTATCGCCAGGAAGGATCTTCGCGCTGTCGACCATATTGAGCGGCGTCAGGTATTTGTCCCCGCCGGCAATTGGCGGCAGATTCTCCATACGCCGGATATCGTTAGTGGATAGCCATCCCCACTGGCGGCCCAGCGCATACGATTCATAGCGTGACTTCTGGTCGCCTCGCAGCAGCCCGGAAACGTTGAACTCGATGTACAAATCGCGGCGTTCGCTGGGCAGAAGCAGATCGCGCTGCAGCGCACCCTCATGGCGTTTCAGCCATGCCAGCAGCGTGTACATCACGAACTGCAGGCCCTGGTGCTCAATGTTGTTGTTGGTCGCTTTCGCCAACATCTGCACCATATGTGGCGGGATTTTATAGAGCCGGCAGACCTCTTCCACGCCCCACTGCCGCGACTGTAGCAGCTGCGCCTTTTCGTTATCCTGCGACAGTTGTTTGTAGCTCATGCCCTCCTGCAGCAATGCCACAGAGAACATATTGTGAATACCGGAATGGCGCTCGGTCCATTTCGCCAGCAGGCGATCAATAGCATCCTGGCTTTTAATGGTCGCGGCCTCTTTCGGACGCTCTATCACCCCGCTCATCGTTGTCCCGCGCCGGAATGTCGCGGCCGCATGCTCCTCAACCGCCAGATTTAGCCCCAGAACATCGGCGTTCGTCTGAATGGGGGAACTGCCGATATAGCCATCCAGAGAAAAGACCTTCACATGGTGCATCATGCGCATCGGCAGAATTTCGCCGACTTCCGGGAGTTGGTAATACGGCATACCGTCCGGCCCTTTCAGCACTATGACCTTTTTCGGGTTAATGGGGATCAGCTCTTTCGGGTAGCCTTTTCCGTCCCGTTCGATGATCGAGTAGCAATTTCCCTCCAGCCCCAGCAACCCCTGCTGCTGCTCGAAATACTCGAATGCGGTGTCTTTCCTGTTAGGCTGGGAGTGAATCAGGTCATAAACCGGGTGATCCGTCGCACGCTGGCGCCCGCCATTATTATCCCGCCGGTAAAGTTCGCACGGCAGCTGCGCGACGGACTCCGCCAGGAGGGTGACACAGGCCCGGATCGCAGAAAGTCCCAGAGCAGTTTCTGGCGTGATTATGATGCCAGTTTTGCTCTGGCTTGAACGAACCCCGCCCAGCATGGCTTCCCAGAAGCTATTCCCCGAGTATTGTCGGCCCCTGAACATCTGGGGTAGGAACATTATTCACCTCCGCCATTGCTGACGCCGGAGGAAAAGGCCCGGGTTGTCATATATGACCAGCCCAGACAAATAATCCCTCCTGTTATCAATCCCACTGATGGAGAAATAAGCCAGGCGCCTGCTGATAACAATCCAGCACCAGTGAGGCCGACAATAAAACTCAGAACTGAAATTAGCATGCTATATCTTCCTCATCATATACGGATGTCATCACTGAACTGTTAAGCATGGCGCGCCCCAGCCCCATCATTAAACCAACCGCACCATCTATCTTGTTCTGCCGCCCTTCCTTCCCGGGACGCACAATATCGTCACTTCCGGGAAGATACTGGCCGACAATATTGGAAATACACCAGTTCATGACAGGGTGTCCGTCATGATGGAATCTCCCCGAGATGAGCGCAGCCTCAATCTCTCTCATAGGATCACTCATATGGGTAAAATTTTGTCTTATCTCGACAGGCTCAAGCCCCTCTTCCTCGAGCATGTGACGTAATGAAGTCGCGCCATAAGGGTCAATGGGGCATTGGGCAATTTTTACGGTATTCCGCAATTTCAGGATCGTTTCAAATATCAGTCTGTAATCAACTTCACCGCCATCGGTCGGGATCAACTTCCCCTGCCGGACAAAGGACTGATAACGTTCTGCGGTACTCTTCAGCGCGGTCTCCTGCGAGTAAATGGTTTCTTCCGGTGCCCAGAACAGAGGAGAAACACAGTAAAAATGTGTTATTCCGTCTATTTCACGACGAAAAACCGGAACCACGGCATTGAGGTCAACTTTCGAGGCCAGATCGATACCCAGCCAGCATTCCTCCCCTTCAAAATCTGACAACTTAAGGGTTTTATCGGCCGCATCCATCCATTTTCTCAGGTCGTAATAAGCTGATTTTGCACTTACCCAGCGATTGAAATGTTTGGTCAGAATCTTGTTTGTCTGCCCGGGCGTCGACATACCCAATAATTGTTTCGCCCGGAGAAAATCTGCTTTTACCGAAATGCCATAGTTGGGGTTTGCCTTGATTAATGCCTCAGGAGTCGTCCAGTCATCATCATCATCAAGGCCATAAATCAGCCCAAATATGGTTTCATTTTCCTCGCCATTACGGGTTCTCCGCAGGATCTCGACAACCTGAGTACGCTTTTCATAGCAAGGGGATGTAATGTCATAGCCGGCGGTGGTGATGATCAGTGTCATCGGTTGTTCACGAGCCCCCATACCGGTGGTCATGGTGGTGTAAAGCGCATCAGTAGTATGTTCGTGATATTCATCAATGATGGCGCATGATGGCGAATCACCATCCCCCGGGTCACCGATCACAGGCGCAAAAACCGAACCGTCAGGGCGCGTCATTTTTTTTGCCCAGGGTTTTATCGAGAATTTTTGCCGCAATGCCGGCAGCTTTTTCACCATTTGCAGCGCCGGAGAAAATACCTTCCATGCCTGTTTTTCAGTCGTGGCGCCGCAATAGACTTCTGCACCATGCTCGCCATCTGCACAAAACATATAATTTCCTACAGCAGCGGCAATAGCGGATTTCCCGTTCTTTCTGGGCACCTCGATATAGATTTCAGAGAAACGACGCAGGCCTGTCTTCTTGTGTACCCATCCAAACGGTACGCCAAGAGCGAACTTCTGCCAGGCTTCAAATTCAATCCGGAGTTTACGCCGGGCCCATTCCCCTGAGGTATGAGGCATTTTCTGGGCAAAACGAAGGAATCGTTCTGCTTTGTTTTTATCGAAGCGGTAGGGCCAGTGGGGATCCTTTGCTCGTTCGAGGTCGTCCAGATGTCGCTGACAGGCAAGTATCGTTAACTGACACGCCAGAATCTTCCCGCCAACGATATCCCGCGCATACTGGTTCGCTGCATTGACGTTCGGATAGGTTGCCATCAGTCAAACTCATCGAATTCATTCCCGTCATCGTCCGGATCCTTTTGTCCGCTGGTCATGCGAAGACGACTGAGCGGATCTAACCCCAACAGAGAGCCCAGGCGGGCAAGCTGGGAAACCGAGTCATTCCGGACATTAACTGCAGGGTGTTTTTTCAGCCCCCCCATTTCACTTTCTGAGGTCAGTCCGCTGGCCAGCATTTTTTCGGCTTCGAGCATCAGATGAAAAGCATTGCAGTAAGCCAGCAACAAAGGTGCGTCCTCCAGCTCAAACACCCCTCGGTCGATGAGTATTTTGCTTTGCGTCTTCCACATTCTTATTGCCGCCTCCCCCATTAACTCAGCGGGAGGCGCAATACGTGTTAATTTGCTTTTTTGCCCGGTGGGTAAAGTGGGTTTTCGGCCACCACCGGACGATCGAATTCCTCCGGCCATAAACGTTCCTTTGATAGATGAAACCTTCCGGAAAAAAGTTTCTTATTTCTGGCGTGTAAAAATAGACTTCAACGGGCAGTCCCGAAGCGCGAAAGGGGTCAGGGATTTGCTCCCCCCTACCCCTGGCTGCAGCTGCCTCGGTCGAGGTGGAGGTGGTCATTCCGGCTGCGCCGGCGGCGAATACGGTTCACATTGCGTGGGCCGGCATATCTCAGACGTTCAATGAACACCAGTTGTTATAACGGCGGTCAGGATCCTGTCGCTGTAGCGGAGCCTCCATCGGCCTGCAGTACGCTTTCTGGAAGCCGTTCATCTAATGGCTGGTTCTCGAACACCTTCATCCCAAACTGACCGATCCAGGTGCTGACTGAGTTGATGTTCCCTGCGATGAAGTCGGTCACCTCGGCGATCAATCCTTTAACGACGACATCCGTACTCTGACGCCAGTAATTCTCAATCGCGACCAGCAACGGATCGGAACCATTACTGACCGATTGTTCACCTACGCTATACGTTTTTTTCTTTGCGCTATCGGTGATACATCGCAGCTGGCTGGTCTGGACGGCTCCAGCCTCTGCCGCAATGACCTGCATCGTCAACGTAGCCACTTTGTTCCCGTCTGCATCAGCGCTGGATGCATAGAACATGGAGAGCGTCAGATCCGAGCGTTGATACATCATTGCTTACCTCCACGGCGATGACGTGAGCGGCGACCACCGGGAGCCGTCGTCTGTTGTTCCTGTACCAGCTCACCCTCTAAAGGCTCCTGTTCCTGAGCAGGTGATGAAGCAGGGGCCGGAGCAATATCATGTGCAATCGTCAGTTTAAGCAGGGGACGGCTGCCTTGAACATGCTCAAATTGGATCCCATGTACGGCTTCATTCATCCGTGACTGACCATCCGTTTCCAGAACGGTCAAAGTGCCATCAACGTATTCAATTTTGAAATTCTTCATCGGGTTCTCTCTGTTGCTGTTTTCTTGCTGTGGCAGCTCCAGCACAACGACTCGAGATTAAAGTCATCGTCCGTACCGCCATGAGCTTTAGGAATAATGTGGTCGACACTTGAGGCTTTCGTGGCAATACCGTCTCGCCTGCAGTTCTGACAAAGGTATTTATCCCTCTTCATGATACGGGCCCGTTTAATTTCCCACGGACGACCATAACCACGTTCCTGCCGAGTTTTTCCGGGTTGATAGTTACGCCAGCCATCACCGGCGTGTTGCTGCCGATGGATCTCACAGAACCCACTGACATCATTCGTTACTGCCATGCATCCTCTGTGCCGGCAAGGTCGTTTAGCGCGTGGTGGCATAACTTTTTCCGAAGTTAGTGATAACGCAGTCGTTAACACCGTTTTGTGTTACAGGGATGATGCCAGGGTGAACTTGATACCATATTTACCCCAATAAAAAGCCCCGCATAAGCGGGGCTGTAGATTCAGAAATATGGTTTTAGCTACTGGTAGGTATCTGCGAAATGCCCTTCGATCTGAGATATGATATCAACAGTTTCGTCTAACTTTAAGGAATCATAGCCCTTAATATGGAAATGAGGCTCATATGCATAAATCGTAATAAACGCATATGAACCTTCATCTCCTGAGAAAATCTCATATTTGACGCGAGAAAGACCGGCACCAACTAACATGTATGTATCCAGAAGCTTCTGGGTATTCATCATCCATTCCTTTTCCTTTAAAAATCCTCATCAGCATACATTAATTCGATGGATGACGGCAGCAATGAATTCTTGCAGACTTCGAAAAAACTTCAATATCAGTAAATTAATACCCATACAGCCCCCCAAATATGCCAAAAAACAAAGCAGCAAGCAGCCAGGCAAGCGCAGTCTTCTTCATTAAGACTCCGTAAAATGCTATAGACATTGCTAGACACAGCGTTATAAAAACTGGCCACATAGTCAATAACAAAAGCAAACAACCAAAAAATCCACTATTAATAGTTATATTCACCGCTAACTTAACCCTGACGATCTAAATATGAGCTGTATCGCATGACACCATGCAATCTGTTCTTTCTGGCGAACTATAGCATTATCAAAGTCACTTAGTGAATGCTTGATGCCTTAGCTGCTGAGCTCCGTTAACTGATTTACACCCGCTACGCTTGTTATATCCGGAGTGTTGTCTAAACTATCTAATGACTTTGCTCTGCCATGACAAAGTCCGTCGTTCTACCCGTGAGCTCAGGGATGAGCCACTTCCTGTAGTGTCTGACCTTCCATTTTTTCTCAAAACCAGTAGAAAAACATCCCGCAATCTGACTAAACTCCGACATTGGCTGCCCCTGCAGCACCCCGTCAATTTGTCGGATTTACTCCACGGGGTTTTTTATAACCTGAAGCTGCTGGACAAAAGGCTCCAAGAACTAAGCCCACCAGCAGCACATTTACAGAGTATCCAGAAACAAGATACCTAAAAGTTGCTATCTACTTCGAACATATAAGGAGCGTATAATGATTAGTTATATTCAAACCTGAGTTCATCAAGCCTTAATGGTTTTCTTATAAAAGTCTTTTTACATTCGATAATGAGTATCTGCCCCTCGCACAATGAGCAAAATACAGGAGAGAATTTATAGGAATCACCATATCCACCGGTGTGATTATTAACCACATGAAGAGTGTAGTCAATCTTGCTGTCTCTGACAAGATTGATATGCCCGGCATCCCGTTCACCTTGTAAAATATACTTACCTTGCTTATCTCTTATACCATTAGAGAGAGTCCCCACTCCTTTATTAAAATCATAGATGAAAATCTTATCTCTACCATCGGATACAAGTACTTCCAATGTCAGTTTGTCACCTGAAGCTGGATCAGACATTCTTGCATAACATTTTCTAATCACAACCCACCTACTCATTTTTGGGTAGAATATAAGCAAGGCAGGGACTGAATTCAACAAGAAAATAACCTATCGAGCTATCGCTTTATAATAAGCCTGCCAGCGGTACTTATCCAATCTAAGTTGCCGCAAGCACTGAGTGCTTTCAATATCAGCCTGCAGATCTTCGTCGCTGTCCTTCGCGGCGTCACTTGCTTTGCACGGGGGGCTCATCAAATCCGGGGATGGAGTTGGCAGCATCGATGGCGCGCTGACGCAGCTGCACAGCATCATCATCAAACCTACATACAATACGATTCGGAGACTGAACATATTTCACCACGTCACGTGTTATTGTTTTGTAGATGACCTTACCCGCTTCGTTAGCAGTAGCGGCCTTTTCCTCTACAGGCTTAATAGTATTCTCGGCCTTCTCTCTCTTCTTTGAAGCCTGAGCCTTGATGTGATCAGCGTGAGAACTCCAGCCTGAGCGCCACGAAATCACGTTGGAGGCCAGCAGGATTGTTATAGCGATGATGACAGCGGTTAAGCGATTCATCTTTGCTCCCATAAACAAACTTCACGCTCAACTTCCCTCCGGGTAATAAGTCCTTTCCACTGCTTACCTTTGGCATAGGTCCAGCGGCGCAGTTGATCACATGCACCTTTCTGGTCCCCCTTGTTGATTTTGTGAAGCAGAGTTGAGGTCTGGAAGTTCCCGGCACCGACGTTATAGGCAAATGAGTACAAAGCCCCACGCATTGTTTCGGGGATCGGTTTTTTGATGTAAGGGTTGATCTGCCTGGCGACGGTATTCAGGTCTTTATTTAGTAGCGCCCGACACTCTGCCTCGGTATAGGTTTTGCCGAGCATGATGTCTTTACCTGTGTGGCCGTAACATACCGTCCAGACACCTACCACATCCTGATAAGGCTCGTATCGCACTCCCTCAAGCCCATCATTACCCGTCGGGCCAGTAATGAGTGCAGAGGCAATCGCAAAGGCTCCACCGCCGACTGCAGCAAGAACGCTTTTACGTAGTGTCGGAGACATTATTCACCTCGCACAGCTTTTCGCCGGTCTTCTTTAATTTTGAAATACAGATTCGTCAGGTATGTCAGCAAGCCAAATACCAGACTTCCCAGAACACCAATAGCGGCCCACTGGGATGGGGATACTTTGTCGAGCAATTGCAACATCCAGAACCCCGCGTTACCTGCGGACGTTCCGTAGGCAATACCTGTTGTTAGCTTGTCCATTCGATACATACTCCACCTCCGGATTAACGGGGTGCTTTGTGCGTGTAGGGGGTCAGGCCCATCGGGCTGATTTAAAAACGAGCCGTATCGATGATGATTCCCGTGAGCCTGAAATGAAAAAGGCCACGCAAATGCGCAGCCTTCAAATGATGTTTACCTTTTCTTTCTGAAGCGCCCTATTGATGGCGTAAAAAAGCCCGCCTGAAGGCGGGCAGAAAGTAGGCATTCTAGGTAGTAACGAAACGAAGGAACTCCTAATAGTCCGAGCTACCGATTTACCAGGAAGCATTCACTTTTGCCGTTACGTTCTATAAACATAGAAGGGCAACCGCAAAAGTAAACCTGCCATAAATCTTAAAAATGTTTAGTGGCAGTGTGGTGCCGGGTGCCTCCCGGTGAGCATGCCCCAGTCGGCATGGCCCGCGCTGCATTTACAGGTTTCTGTAACTGACTGGTCGCCCCTCCGCATAGGGGGATTCACCACCTCAATAATTTATGATGCAAACATTCAAAGTGTCAATATCTGACCATACCGCCAGCGCCTCAGCCATAATATAAGCCAACAACGCCCACTTAAATTGTATGCATTCTAATACTTAAAGCTATTGCAAAGCACTGACTCAATGTAGCACTCACTGATATCAGGTAAATACGAGGTAAGTAAAATGCTATCTACTGATAACCAAAGAATTTCAGAGATTTTTGAACGTTTGGCAGAAATAGCAGCTAAAACTGCTGAATTAACAAGCAACCCTAATCTATCCCCTGCTCAAAAGCAGGCAGCATGTGACAGTTACTTTAGCGAACATGATCAGTTAACAACCGAAGCCCTAGAGATCTTCAAAAAAATCACTAAAAATCCTCGGTGAATGCTGAAGCATGTGAGATTGCGTATGCAATACGACGATATGACAGGGGTATTGATGCAGCGCATCTCGCGAATACCCCTGTCGTATCGCCGGAAAGCAAAAACCCCGCACGGGCGGGGTCTTCGTTATATTCAGATTGTCGCTTTTTGTCGCTGCCGAGTGGCGCAGCTCTGCCAAGCATGAATTAATTATCTAACTTTCTGGCCCATTTTCAATACCCAAAAGGCAAAATAGCACTTTTTGCTAATTCGCATGAATCGCCTTATGAACAGAAAGGAAAGCTTTTGCTCTGAATATTTCAAGACACCAGCGCACTCTTTTCCGGGCCTCACTGTCTGTTAACCATGGCGCCACCAGCTGTATTTCCCGTGTTATGTCTGAGATTTTTTTGCGGGTGGTGTAATAGTTAACGCCAACGAGATAAACAGGATCACCCGTTTCAAATATCGCCAGTACACATCGTTCAACAAATTCAACATCATCCTCAGTGATCGCAGCGTCAATGGCGACAGTTGCCGGTTTTGGCCACAAAATGGCATGCGCCCTGCTTAGTGCCTGCCGCCCGCGATAGCCTTCACTCCTTGCCTGCTCGAGTGCTGCCGTAAAGCGCTCTAATGCTCTATCTGACCAGTGATCACCCTTCATACCTCGCCAGCATGAATGTCCTGATGGTTTGCGCGGGGCCGCACCTCCTCTCATACCTTCTCCCCATACAGTAAGCAGAGATTTTATCCAGGCGGACTGAATGCCATTAAGGGGAGTGAATCGGCCCAGCCAGCTTTTGCGCGGGGCGGCGGCCACTGTTTCTAATCCTGCACGGTGTAGACGGCGTTGACGTGGTGTCATTCTGTTCTTCTCCTTACTACGCCAGAACGCCGAGCGCGTATGCCCGGTCCAGCAATTTAATAATTAATACCGGCTGGGTGCCGTATTCACGCTCAAAAGCGGCAGGGTCATGGTGCAAAGCGCGGTGGTGCTTGCGGCATAATGGGATCGTAAAAATATCGTGGGCTTTGGTGCCTACGCCGCCCTGCCCCCAACCAATAAGATGATGTGCATCATCTGCAGGCTGTCCACAGCACATACACGGCTGTTTTTTAACCCATGAGATAAAGTCAGCTGATAACCATCGAATCCGCTTAGGTCTGGCGAATAGTGTCGCCGGTGCAACAGGATCGACGTTCACAGGTACCAGAGGTTTGCCCGGCGTTGTTATTGCCGTTGGCCTGATTGCTTTTTCGAGACGGGGAGAAAGAATGCTGGTGGCCGGTACCGACTGAACAATCTCACTCTCCCTGTAAACCGATTTAATTCCATCGTCTTTAATACGCAGGGATCGGCGCGCCATTTCTTCTGTAATTTCATCGCCAATCCCGGCGCCTACCGCCCACCAGCATAGCTCCGCCAGTGACAATGAGCGCTGAGCGTCCAGACCAAGCGCGATGCGGGCAGTGTCGATTACCCAGTCAGCGTTATTAACACCTGCCAGTTGATCGAGGGTTTGTTCCGTTTGGTTTTTCAGCTCATTATCACAGTGCCAGCATGCGATTATTACACCCGTCGAATGGCGAAACGGGACGAGCTCATGGTGATGGTAATCGGAATGTGTCCACTGACAGTTTTTAACCTGCCTACGCAACCATGACTCGAGGGCACTAACCCCACCAGCTGCAGTGATAACTGCCTTCTTCATGAAAAAAGGTCTGATCCCCATATCATCCCGCAACGGCTGCCGGGCATCAGGAAGACGTCCACTGGGTATCTTTTTCATGCTTGCCGGCGGCATTTCAACAAGAACCCGGCCGGCACCGAATAACGGCATTAATTCACTACCCGGCTTAAGCAGCACAATTCCAAGATGGCGTGCAATATCCACGTTAAGCAAAGCTCGCATCAGTCCCTCCACATCTTCTGTATGTAGGTCCTGTCAATCCGTGGCGGCTTCTTCGATTCCGGCAACAACACGCGGATCTCCCACGATGCAAAGTCTCTGGATAAGCTCTTCTCAACCACACAGTTATTTTTACGGTATCGCTCCACCAGCTCTGTAGCCTCAGCCTCTGAAAGTTGCTCGTGTAAAAACCAACTTTTCTTCATGGCTGATCACCGAACAGTCGCAAAAACTCAATCGCTCTTTCATGCGCACCGGGTTCTTCAGCGATCATTTCCTGCAGCAGCTGCACGGCGAGCATAGGCTCCTTTCGCCCGACGATGGAAATTCCTCTGGAGACACGGCGAGAGAGTTTTATAAAATTTTTTCTCTCTAACGCACGCAGATGCAACAGGACAGCATTAGACGAGCTAACGCCGAGCATATCGGCCAGCTCAGATAGCGTAGGTGGGTAGCCATGCTGATTGATGTAGGCGACCAGCAGATCGAAAACTTCCTGCTGTCGAAAAGTGAGTTTCGAAGACGAGAGTAAACCGGCGCTCGTTGAAGGAGCACCAGTCTGGTGGGATTTTGATACTTCGGTTGTTTGCGTCATGGCTTCTCTCCGTGACGCAGCAGGTATAGGTTGTTCAGGCCTATGACGGGATTGTAACAGAACCAGGGGGAACCTGGTAACCAACTCCAGACTTAGCCTTTTCAATCATCTGTGAAAAAAGAGAGAGAGTCCCAACGATCTCATCTGGCTGCAAAGGCATAAACGAAACAGTGTCGCCGCGCCGGTACATCAGAGCGCGCTCACACAAAGGAAAGGATGTCAGACGAGCAACGATCACCCCATCATCGCATCTGATAATTGCATAGCCGGTGTTCGGCATTTCTTGTTTTTTACTCACAGCCAAATCCTCAAAATAAACCAGGCAAGCCACTGGACCTTAACTTAGCAGAACCAGTCATCAGCACTTTCCCAGGTGTCCTGCAGGATTTCCTCTACACGTTTTTTATCTCCGTCCATTCCACCAAGCACGGTCAACCCATCAGGGCTGGCCCGACGAATTACAAGACTGCAGTTATTAAAGTTTTGATCCAATCGCCGCAGTAGCTCCTTCTCCAGAGCAGGCACAGCGCCATCCGGCAATATTTTTTGGCGATCAATTGTGATTTCCACTTTCATAACTAGCTCCTCACACAAGTACTGTATAAATAAACAGTATACTTGTTAGGTGAAATGTTCAAGCGTTTAATGCCACTTTTCGCTAACCCATGCTCATGTTTAGATTGATCTTTTCTCCACAAAGGACGAAATCCGCTATCACAGGGATACAGTCATTTTTGTGGTGATCAACACCTTTGATAAGAAACGTTGCTACCTCTGGCGTTCCAGATTCCGCTCTTGGCACAGAGCGGACAATCTGAATGGGATGAAGGTCTGCTTCGAGCGAACTGCGGACCTTTACACTCATGATCACCGCTTATGTATGCATTACGAACATAGCGCTGTAGTAATCATCGGTAGCTGTTCAACTTAGTCCGGTACACTCGCTCTGTACTAAAATGCTTATCTAATAGATGATTTAATAAATCGTCACAAGATCAAGATGGATTTATCAACATGACTAGAACAGAAAGACTTCTCGAACTACTACAGATATTAAGGGCACAAAGATATCCGATCACTGCATCCACCCTCTCAGAAAGACTGGGAATAAGTGTGCGATCCCTTTACAGAGATATAAAAATGCTGCAGTATCAAGGAGTAAGCATTGAAGGTGGTGCTGGAATTGGTTACATCGTTAAGTCTGACTTTCATTTGCCACCCTTAAACCTTTCTCATGAAGAAATCAATGCCATTACACTTGGGTTAAATTGGGTATCTCATAATACTGACCGTGATTTCAAAATTACCGCAAAGAGTGCACTTGCCAAAATACACGCCGTCATTCCTGATGAATTAAAAAACCTTATTGAGAGTCAATCCTATCTGATCGGTCCTTCAGAAAACAATGAGATATATTTTGAAGGTGTTCGCAATGCTATTAAAAAGCGCATGAGAATAAAACTAAAGTATTGTGATAAGAAGGATTGTTACTCTTCTCGAATCATATGGCCAATCGGATTGGTATACATGGAGTCATGCTGGCTTTTGGTTGCATGGTGTGAAATGAGAAATGATTTTCGTCATTTTAGAACGGACAGAATTCAAGATATTGTGCAACTGGATTCTACATATAGTGAAAGCAGAGAAGTTTTATTGAAAAAATGGAGGCTTAAAGAAGGGATCTGCGAGGAGAAAGAGTACTGACAAAAACTGTCACAGCTAATTTGTATACTAACCCAGCTGAAAGACTCAATTCTACTTCATAGGGGGGGTTATGAATTTCAAGAATAAAGTTGCTGTCATAACAGGAAGCACTACAGGTATAGGTGAGGCAGTCGCAGACCAATTACATAAGCATGGATCTAAGGTCGTTATTGTATCCCGTTCGTCAGAACAGGCTAAACAAAAAGCGAAACAATTATCTTCACAGGGACAACAAGCCGTGGGGATCGGATGTGATGTGTCACAGCCGGAACAAGTACGGCAAATGATAGATGATGTTATCAAACATTTCGGCAGACTTGATTATGCAGTAAATAATGCAGGCTTAACAGGTGAACATGGTATAAATATAACTGAGCAGACAATTGAAAACTGGGATAAGGTTATTGCAACTTCATTGAGCGGTGTTTTTTACTGCCTAAAATATGAAATACCTCAGATGATGAAATCTGGTGGCTCTATAGTTAATTTATCTGCAGTAAATGGACTGGTTGGCATTCCTGGGTTAGCACCTTACACCGTGGCTAAACATGGCATAATCGGTTTAACCCAAACCGCAGCGCTAGAGTTTGCATGTGAAGGCATTCGAATCAATGCAGTAGCTCCGGGCTATGTCCAAACCCCACGAATGAGTGAGTTCCCAGAAAATATCGTACGTAGTTTCGCAAATAGCCACCCTATGAAAAGGATGGCAAAAATGCAAGAAGTAGCAGACTTCATACTGTTTTTACTGTCAGATAATTCAGCATTCTGTACCGGAGGAGTTTATCCAATCGATGGCGGTTATTTAGCTGAGTAAAATTTCCCTAAAGCCCTTTTAAACTTTAAGAATTGCCTCGCCAAAGTCGTAGGCTAGCTGGGGTGTATAGTTAACGCTTCCATTATCAGGCCTGTGATGAAAATATTTCAAGTATAGGGTAATATTGGGATTGATGATCGGCACTCCATTTGTTCATATATCATGCCATTAACAACGTCCTCTTCTGGCACTCATGGGACGTCCAGGGCCCGGGAGTACTCCCCTGGACGCATGGTCCAGATTGATCATTATGATTTTTTATGGTTTTGTGAAGATAAGAATAACGAGAGCCAAAAAGGCTAAAATTGAAGAGGAGCACTACCATGAGCAATCCAGAAATAAAAAATAAGGGCCATGAACCTCCGGATGGTCTTCCTCGTTATCGTCTCCTGACAGGTAAGGATGACGCTAAATTTTGTCATCGGGTTTCAGAAGCACTGGCGCTTGGTTATCAACTGTATGGCTCCCCCGCCGCGACGTTTAATGGGCAGGATGTGATTGTTGCGCAGGCTATCATATGGCCTGAGGTACAGCAGAATCAGGCTTCGTAGGAATGAGTGGGCTCGCAGCGTCCGGAATCCGCCCGGTGCTGTAAATCACCGCAAGGTCTGTCATAAGGTAATTGCATCACGCATCGCGACACCTTTTTTCTTTACGCAGGCCTTCTCTTTCACTGTTTGTCAGAACTGTGGACCGCAGTAATCTCCACCCCGTGCTTTAATCAATGAGAGTGATGTCGGGTGCAAATTAAACTACCTTTCTCAACAGCAAAGGCGGGATAACCCTACCTTCGCAGGGTTTCTACGCCTGGTAATATGCCCATGACAGTCTCTAAGACCGCTTAACGCAAGGAGCGGAAGCTCGCAATTTTATTACTGCGTAGGAGGCATTACTAACGTTGCTATGTTTTAACGAACGGGAAGTGGGTCATTAAAGCACATAATTGACGGACAGCCTTGAGCGAAAAGCATAAGTAATTAATTCGCTCAAAAATATATATGAAAGAGGTTCTTATCCATTTCTCGCATTAAGAACTATTGAAATTAAAACCTGTTATTTTTGATGTAGTTAAAATAGTTTTAATACTTTTTTACTTATACTACATGTTGTATATATTACATCCTTAGCCTCCATAAATTCAATCTTAAATTCTTGGAATAGATGAAAGAGAGAAACATCCATTCTTGCCAGGAATAGATGTTCTCGAAAATTACATTATTACGAATTTAACTCTCGGAGAGCTTCTAAGACTTCACCAGCATTTTGCATTTTATCTCCTGACAATTCCCTCAAGTAAATCATGGCTGCTGTTATAATATCTTTTTCATCCCTATTAATGATCTTACTTATCTCAGTAGATGTCATAGGGAATGATGATGCCATTAATTTAAGTATGTCATTCTCCACTCGTATTGTTAGATTCCTATTAATAGACTCATCATCTATTGATGATAAAACTATTTTTCGCCAAGCATCTAAGTTACTAGTTCTGATCTGTTGAGCACTTAACCCCTCATATCCAAATTTTTGAAGAGCTTTTTCAACATATCCATCAAAAAGGTAAGCACTCCAATTTCTATCGAGACTTTGTTCAAATGAGGAGATCAACCCTGCTCTATCTTCATGTAGGTCAAAACAGTCACAAGCTAATAAACAGTCTTCTAATAGTTTTTTTAAATCATAGCCCATTGCATCAAAACATTTTTTCCAATGTTCTGGCTTTGAAGGCGATCCCGTCTGACATTTTTCAATCAACCATGTTGTTGCCACACGAACAGTTTTTACATCACTGGATTTCTCGAACTCCAAATTATGGCTTGCCCATGTTCTCAGGGCATGCAAACTTGGTAGTACCTTGCCAGTGTAGCCATCTAATGGAGGTAGTTTCTTTAAAAAATTTAAAGGGGCTCTTCCAGCCTCGTAAACAAAAACATATCCCCACAATACTAATCGGATGAATGAGAGTTCGTCACTGTCACCGGTCGGCGGATTTAAAGTTATTTCAGGAAAAACTTCTTTACCCAGAATAGAAGTCAGCCTACGCTTAAAATCTAAATGAAGACGATGTAATTCGCTGAAATTCATGATCTTACTCCATATCGAGACAATGGCTCAGCAATCGGTCCTAAATAATTAAACGCTATATTAAATCTTGATATCTCACGTCCAATGGATATATCGTCACCATTGAAATCACGGCCTAGCAAATCAATATTTCTTGATAGATCAAAGACAGAAACTGTCCAATGCCCATCACCTCTGTCACGAATTACTCGACCTTTAAATCCTCGAACAACATCATTGCTTTCTAGAATAAAGCGTCTTGTTACACGGCTAGAATCTTCAAATTCAGTGTCAGAAGATAACTCTCTAAACAATTCTCTTGAATGCTCAGCGCTACCTCTTACCCATTCAAATACTGCTTCTAATAGCCTAAAGTTATTACGTTTGTTTTCTCCGGCAAGTTGGTTAAGATTGCGGACGAGTAATAACATTTCATCTTGAAACTTGTGGTCTTGTGGGATAATGAGCCTTTCCTTTTTAAATATAAAGGAATGTGTTTTTTGAATCCAAATTAACTGAATCAATAACTGCAATGGTCTTATATCAGTCAAGACAATATTTAGCTTGCTCATTAAGAAGGATACAGCTTCTGAAACACACTTCATTAGATTGTCTGGTATGGTTTCAAACTTCCCATTAAATACACCAGCACACATACTCCTAGCTTTAATATAGTACGCTATAGATGGGTTGGTTTTTTCTAAACTTAAATAGCTTTCTTCTTCTATCTTTTTGAAGCCTAGCTTCATAGCAGCCTTTAACCTTCTACTTTCGAATTTACTTGCAGAAAAATCATTAAAACTTACTGTATCTGCTTGATCAAAAATAGAAAAAACATCTGATATAAGCTCCATCCTATGTGCTAGGCTAAATTCTTTATATTTTAGCACGTCAATCGGAGTCCATAAGGCAATATCAAATGGATAATGGTTATTAGCTACAGAAATAGCGGTTGTAATCGCTGTTTTAGCTGCAAGATAGTGGGACCAGACAACATCTTCCCCAGCATTTTGTCTAGCCAAACCGACGGCAAGATATCCATAAATCGATGCATGTTCAACTGCTAAACTTTGCTGAGTCTTTTTACTTGCTCGTAATGTACGTTCTGATATTTGATTTCTAGCATTTTCGACAATAGCTCGAGCTTCGTTTAATATTAGATCACGTTGTTCTATAGTTAATACTCTTACATCTGCGTTCTCTTTTTTATCAGATGCATGTACTGCAGAGCGTCGGAAAACTGACTCTTGGAGCATTAAGCTTGCATCTATGATATTATGCTTAGTTCTTAGTTCAGTTAAGGCATTGGCTACGTCAAGATAACCGTCTTGATAAGCATTTTTCCTTGGACCGTCTTTCTGCATTTTTATCAATAAGTCTAAAATGAAAGTTATTTCTGATCTTCGATCAGTGCTCGAATATCTTACTGACTTTATTAATTGTATAAGATAGCCAATCTCCTTGCTACGCTCTGACAATCTTCTCCGACAAATAAGTTCAGCTTCAAGGCGAAGTCTAGGATGAATAAAATATTCATGCCCCTCAGCGTCAGAAGTATCCCATCTAAAAAGATCCAACTCTTCAAAAAGATATGCTATCTGGATGTAGTCTAGAGAATTTTTATCGCCGCTCAATGTTCTTAAAAGGAGATTTAAGGGCACAGGGCAATCTAATCTCCCGGCAACCATAACGAGATCTATCAACTTACCTGCTGCATCTATACCTGCTTCTCTATGCTCTTCACTTTCATCCTCAAACAATATGACTGTTGAGCTTCCGACACCAAGCTTTATTAATTGTTGAGCTAAAACGAATTGTGGCTGATAACTCTGTGGCATAGTTCTAGCTTTTATTCTTATAGTTTGTTCCGTATACCTTGCTTCATCAGTAATTCCATCTATTATTCTCGCACGTCCCATGGTTAAATGACGATAAAAAAGCGAAAATACATTTTTATCTTGATTAGTTAACTTTTCCGCACGACCATATCTTGGTGCAAATTGCTCTAGTAATGTGTAAAGTTTACTAATTTCCTCTTCAGTTGTTTGAGTGTTTGCTTCTATAAAGTTAATATTTTTCTTTCTAATACCTTCAATTTTATATGCTGAACCAATGATGAGGCATTTTCTACCACGACTTTTCAGACTAATTGCTAAGTCTCGATATTTATCTGGGGATTGATTCGCATCGCACACCAGCACAACACATATAGCACCACTCTTTTCAGCTTCTGCAATAAAGTCCTCAATATCACTTGCTGATGGAAGTCTATTTTTTGAATATAATATTGGAAGTTTGAATTCGCTTCTTAATAAGTATGCCACTCTTGCTAAAGAAACTGATTTTCCCGTTCCTGATTGACCATGAACCACAATATAACCATTTGATTTTCCTATGTTATTTAAATTTACCCTACATTTTTTTTCTAACAAATTTTCGAATTCTCTTTTTACTGCATATCCCTTCCTAATGCCTTCAAATTGATTTCTAATACCACCAAAACCTCCATGAAAGCGTCTGAAGTCTTCTTCGAGTTCGATACCGGTTATTATTGGCTGCTGCTCTAACCAAGAGTCATCAATAATATTAGCTGTTGACTCAACCCTTAACCGAAGAGAGGATGGGACTGAAAAAAACTTCCCGTCATTTAATGTTATTGTCTCAGTTCCTCTTTGTTCGATTATTCCTAATTGTTCATCAGAAAGGGAGTCTGAGTGAACAAGCATTGATAATACTATTTCACTTAATGAGCGCTCATCATATAAAACTTGACCATTACTGATCATGGCATTAAAGAAAATTGAGTTAATTGGTGCTTTACCCAGCCAAATAACGGCTATTTCTGGATTCACTGATAATGGAGCCAACATATCATCAATAGACAACCAATCTCTATTTTCTCTAAAGCCATCAACAACCAATAAACCTAAAGATGTAACTGTATCAGGAACTCTATTTAGCAATGCGCCCGTGTGAGTGTTTTTCCTTTGCATTAACTGAAAAATATTAGATGGAACACTATAACTATTATCGATCTCATTGCACTTGCCAAACAGATAATATATGGGAGGCCTTGAGCGACTCCTTGCCACCTTAGCATAGTGGTCTTTAGATAATATTGATTCTGGAACTCTTCCTCTACTCTCTATTTTTTTTGCTATTTGTGGATCAATAGACGTTGTGAATACCGCACTCCATGATAGTTGAAATATATTATCTATGAAGTCAGGTTGAGTAGTTCGTTCAAATCGCTCAGCTAGCCACTCGTAAGTTTCTTTAGTTACTTTATTGCTTTTTAGTAGACTCAACCAACTTTCATTTCCTTCATTTTCAATATTGAGATGGCTAATAACTTTATCTAGTACCAGATCTCCTTTATTAGTATTAGCATAGTCTTGACCTAAAAATAGCACCAGTGGCTTATTTTTACTAATAACGTCCTTAATGATGTTTTCTGTCTTTATATTCCCATCATTTTTTTCATTCATACACAATCCCTCTGAATAACATAAATACAACTGTTCAAAAACGATACTAATTTTTCTTTTAGTTTACAAGCTATTTTGCTCTATCTATCTTTTTTAAATCATATGTTTAAAAAATCAAATCGACCTTGAGTGACTTCTTGGACCAAATTTCGTTTATGTCATGCTTACCATATGAGCAGTGTTGACATTGCTATCATCACTTGATGAGTTTTATATGAACTTGATTTTAAATCAAGACATTGAAATTCATGGATGTTTTATTTTATCTGGTCTTTAGCCATCTACTTGTCTTTTCAATTATTATCATGGTAATAACCTCTGCTTTTGGCACTCAGCGAACATCTCAGCTTTCCCTCACCCCGGAATATTTAAACTTAGCTTTGACATCCCATACAAGCTGGTGCTGATTCCATTTTAGGTATAATCAGCACCTCGCCGCATTGCGCAGGCAGCGGTTACGCATTTTGGCAAGCAACCAGAGTTCGTTTGCTGTTGTAGTCATCCCAAGCACCGATGTGTAAACAGTCGCAGCACGGCGCCACAGCTTTTTGTCTTCCAACGTCTTCGCCAGGGAAAGTGCGTCCTGAACTTTTTTCACATTCTCTTCAGATAATTGTGTTGCCGCCTGCGGCAGGGCAACATCGGGAATCTCAACGCCTGCAACAACTCGGTAGACATACTGGCAACCGTTATGGGTACGATGAAGTTTTCCCACGACATCTAGCTGTCGCAGCAAGTTACCTGCTGTACTGGCTTGCAAGTCCAGCGCATCACAGACATCCTGCAGGACGCATTCTGGCGTCCTGCTAACGATAGCAAGCTCCATCTGCGCTTTGGTTACTTTGGCTTTTGATTGTTTGGTCATGGTCAAAACTCGTTTACTTGGTCAAACCTGCCGCCTTGCGGCGTTTGTACTCTTCCATCAGAAGCTGTGCTGGTGTCGGCCCAGCCGGATGTCGCGGCGCTTCAAGCTGTCGGCAAATCGGGGGAATCGAAAACCCGTTAGCTAGGTGTTTGGTCCATTTCATGAGTAAGTTTTCTGCCAGTTTTTTTAGTTCCCCCTCTGTGAGGTTTCTCTCAACCCCTGTTCTGCGCAACTCAATGCAAATGTGATACAGAACATCCTGTTTCCATGGGTATTTGTCGCTGCCCGAGTATCGGTAAGACTCATTCCTCCAGCGCTTGTATTCCGCCATTACAGATTCGGATGTCAGATTGAACGGGTTAGCACCGCTGGCAGATACCAGAGCAACGAATTCAGCCAGATCCGGTGGCCATGTGTTACCCGCGGCGCAGCGCTCCATGCACTGACTGCAGACCAGGGTAATCTGGGCTTCACTCATCGATCCAATCTGGGCAATCCACATATCCGAGGGCGCCGCCCCGTTCTTCTGGGTCCACCGGTTCGAAAATATTTCCCCCATGACCGTCCATAGCCGCCATGCCGTATCCGCCGCCAGCAAATCCGTTTTGCTTTTCCCAGCGTTCTCTGGCTGCCTGAATTTCCTGAACGGCCCGGGATGCGGTGTTAACTGGTTGAATTCCTGCATGGCCTTTACCTCCGGTTGCTGGTTGTGGTTTAGATTTGGCTCTGGCACTTATCACGCTGCGGGCAAATTTCTGCTCCCACTGAATCTGAGTGAACACTTTCCCCTCGGATTTCCAGTACGCGGTGAACTCTGCCAGCTCTGTCGGCAGGTATGCTGGTTCGGGAAGCGCTATACCCCAGGTAGCAGCCAGTCGCGGCCAGTCCTGTGACGGCAGCCAAAGGTCGTGCATGGTGAATTTTCCGATCGGAATATCCACTCCAGGCAGATACTGAGGTTGCTGGGGAAAATTTCTCTCCTGCGCATAGAGAGTGGGGTTTGTTCCTTTTCCCTTCCCTTCCCTTCCTTTTCCGTCAGTGAGCCCTCCTTGAGGATTCACTGAGTCCTCATTGAGTCCTCCTTGATTAGTCACTCTCTTTTCTTCCTCTCCTGCCCTATCCTCAGTGAGTTCTGGCGGAAGAGGTATTTTTGAAGCTGAAGGCCTGTTTATTTTTTGATGCTTAAGGAAACCTTTAATCTGCAAATAGCAGACATCATTCACTGAATACTCAGTGAGTAATCCATGAGTAATCAGTTCCTGTATTAGTGGTTCGCAATCGAGCGCGTCTGCAGGGAAGATTTGCATCTTCAACCGTTTTGGCGAACGCTCAAGGCATCCCATGTCGTTGGCGAAGTTGAACAACCCGATAAACAGGAGACGCGCCGGAATTGAACATTCCACCACCTTCTCATCTGTCCAGAATTCAGGTTTAACTGTTCTGATGCGGGCCATCTGAAACCTCTTATTAGCGAGCGGTTGCTGGTAGTCATTGCCAAAACTCGATTAAAAAAACTGTGGCGCTACGGCGCTTATGCTCGCCAGTAGTGGTCCCGCCGCATCTGCAGGAAGCATGTTAAAAAGTGCAATTGCTGCCTCCCGTATTTCACGCTCTAACTTCTGCAGAGGTGCTCCAAGCAACTTGGCCTGGTGCGCTTCGCTACACTCTTTGATTGCTTGAGCCACCAGCTCGCTTTCTGTCAATCCACGTTTCAATCCGTGTTTGCGCGCAATCTCAATAGGCATTGCATCAGCGATTGCTCCTGAAAGCTCCATGACGTAACTGGTGTACTTCTCTGATCCGGATTCGTTTTTCAGATAGCGGTACAGATTCTGTTTATTGACGTTAATTCTGCGCCCGTTTTGTTTTCTCCATTGCTCAGCCACCAGCTGTGCGACGAGCTCCTGCGCGCGGCCAGGTAATGAAGATTCCCATTCCTGAACAGCGGCAAAAATAGCCCTACACTTCTGGCGATCGCGGCGCGTCAGCGAATAGTGATTTTTGGTTTTCAGTTGAACCGCCATGTCTTGGGTATAATTTTCAAAAGAGATGGTTTGCATTTTTATTTCTCCCTAGGATTTGAGGGTTCTGGAGGGAATACATCATCAAGCGAACAACTAACCCCTAACGTATTGAGTGCGGCCACGATATGACGAGAATCAGCCAGGCTTGGAACGCGTAAGGATTTTTCATAGTTGGCTAACCGAGGTTGGTTCCAACCAGCCGCCTTAGCCAAGGCTTGCTGCGAAATGTTGGCTTTTTTCCGTAAATGCGAAATGTAGTTCATACAGTTCTCCTGTTGTGTAAAACCATATTCACATATCGTGAAATAACTGTCAATACAAAACGTGAATCACCAATATTCACTCTTCGTGATAAAGTGAGGGTATGAAGACACTTGCTGAAGAAATCGGTGAGCGCATCAAGGCGCTAAGAACTGAGAAAGGAATGAGCCAAGGGCAGCTTGCGAAATTATGTGGCTGGTCTGGGGCGTCGCGTGTCGCCAATTATGAATATGGCAATCGAAACGTTGGTGTAGATGATGCTTTGTCCTTAGCGAAAGCATTAGGCACCACGCCCGTTATGATTTTATTTGGCGAACAAAGTGATCCATCGAACTGGTTAACAGACAAACAAAAAAGGGTTCTTTCCCTATTCAATCAATTGCCTGAAGCTGAACAGGAACGCATGATCGATACCTTTGAGCTTAGACTTAAAGAAATTGATGAGTATGTAGAAAAATACCTACGCGGAAGATACAACCCCACCTAACTCAATCAAAAAATAAGCATTGCATAACCGGCCTTGAGCCGGTTTTTTTGTACCCTTACCAATAAATTACACAGAATGAGTAATTTTGACTTCACATTTTGTATTGACAACAATTTCACGACATGTGAAACTTCAAAACACACAAAGTAGTATGAGTCATCGAGGCAGGAAGCCCACGAAGTAGCTGCCGGCGGCATACGAAACACCGGATGAGATGACGACCAGAAGAATTCGCAGCAGGTTTAAACGTTCCGCCGGCCGGCGTTACAGGCATGAGATAGGACATCACTATGAGAATAGATATATCCAAGATAGGGAAAATTTACTTTTTACTCGTCTCCCCAATCAAACTCTCTGTCGCGCAGGATTTGGAGGCCCGATTCGGAGACCGCGTAATCATTGCAGCTTTTGGTACTGATATCACGTCCATGGGCCTGGCACCAGGTGATGAAATCGTAAGTGCTGGCTACCACCTTCACAGCCTGGATACCGCTGTTTTCGTAGCGCTCCACCATGCTATCGGTGCGGATACGCCAGTCGTGGTAGTCAAAGGGAAGGACGTAAGCATCTGAAAGGATTTTTTGGAATTCTTCATAGTGAGCGGGATTTTCGTACCAGAAGACAGGTATAGGGCTACGAGACATTTTGCTCTCTTTTATTTGGCTGTGTGAGAGCGCCAAGAATACCACCGAGCCTGAAGTGGTGAAAAGACAGGCATGACGACTAGTAGGGTTTGCAATGCGGTGAATGCGGCTATGCGCACGCGACACAGTTAAAAAAGTAAACATGGCGGTTATTCACATGTTGTGGGGAAAAAGTTGTCGGCGGTAGTTGTTAACTGGCTGCCGTCACCGGGAGGCACCCGGCGCCGCATTGCAAAACCACATCCTAATACTGAGTTAACTGGAGATAACTATGAAGGATTTTGCCCGAGTACCTACCGGGAACCAGGCGACTCGCCTGAACTGGTTCGAGGTGAGACTACGCCAACTGTGTTACTTGCTGGCGCAGAAAGGAAACCCTGAGGCTGAAGCATGAATACCCTGTTTGCCCTTGTCATCAGCGTGTGTGCTATCACTGGTGAATGCTCTGATGTTCTGATCGGTGTTTATCCATCAGAGGCCAGTTGCAACAGCAACGCCGATGAACAAAAAGTACAGGGCCAGTGCCTCCCCTACCGAAATGCACAAAACATGGCTGACGACCAACAGCCTGCAGTGAGTTTTTGAATCGAGTTTTGACCAATGGCCGTTACGGCCGGAGAAGTGATTATGGAATTTGGAATGAAACGCGTTCTGGCATCTGTCCAGGCCGCCGCCACCTTGAATAAGCTCTATGACGGCTCGCCCGTTTCACTGACGGCCATCAGTAAAGAGTCAAAGCTGTCTACTTCATACCTTGAGCAGATCTTCAAAAAGCTGCGGGCGGGTAACCTGGTTTTTTCGCAGCGTGGCCCAGGTGGTGGTTATAGCCTCCGCGGCGATGACATCACCGTTACAGAAGTGATCACTGCAGTATCTAAACTGCCAGCCCATAAAACTTTTGAGCCTATCCTGCGAGCGCTTGACGACGTTCGCATATCACAGCTGCTACGGGGCGATTCGCCAGCCCCATAAAGCACAAAACCCGCGCAAGGCGGGTTAAGTACCCGGTCAGCCGACCAAAGCTTTCCGGAATCGAGTTTTGACCAATGACCACCACCAGGGCGGCTGCCATCAGCTGCCGGGTATCTTACAATCCAAAGGAGCCCAAACGCAATGAACAACTACCCGTATCTCATTAAAGCTAAGGCAAAAGCAAACGAAGCGAAAAGTCTCTTCTGCTGGTTCTCTGCTAAATCCGATTCTCGCGCCGAGCGCAAAATTCGATAACTCTATTCTGCGTTCTTCTTACGATTGCATTGCTGAAGATTATCCGTGGGAATACTGGAACGATCGGGACGTGCGAACGATGGTAGAGCTCGGCCAGGCCATTAGCTTCGACCCCAAAACAACGATCCCGTTAGAAGGCGATCGTCATAATGCCCTCGCTGATGCTATTCATAAGGCCCGCTATGTATCAGCAATCTGGCAGCGAATAATTGCGAGCAATCTGGTACTCCAAAAATTGATACAAAACTGATTTTTTATTTTCAGATGCTGGCCCAGCAATGGACCATAATGAGGTAAAACATATGCTCCAGATGTTAACCCTTGAAGAGTGGGCAAACGAGAAATACAGAAGCAATCCTCCAAGTGTTTCCACTCTCAGGAATTATGCTAAACAGAATATGTTTTCTCCCCCAGCCAAAAAAGAAGGTCGATTCTGGCGCGTCAGGGAGGATGCTGAGTTGGTTGGTACATTGACCACTCCTGTAGTAAAGAAAAGCGACCCTGTTCTTTTGCAGAGGATTTTGAACGATGGCTGCCAGACCACGTAAAAATAATATATCAATTCCAAATTTATACCCGCTCTTCAGTAGAAAGGTTAATAAAGTATACTGGCGTTATAAGCACCCGATAACTGGTAAGTTTCATAGTCTAGGAACAGACGAAGCAGAGGCCTCGGCAATAGCTATTGAAGCAAATAAAAGACTGGCGGAACAACAAACCCGCCAGATAATGGCAATCACTGACAGAATTTCCACCAGCACAGGAAAAGCAATATCAACTAACACCTGGCTTGAGCGCTACTGGAAGATTCAGCAGGAAAGATTAAAGTCCGGAGATATTAAAGAAAACACTATCAAACAAAAAGCAAAACCAGTATCTCTGCTTAAGGAACGGGTAGGAATGAAATTAATATCCGCTGTCAATGTTCGAGATGTTGCGCAAATTCTTGATGAATATTTAGCGGAGGGACAACCCAGAATGGCTCAGGTCATTCGCTCTGTCCTAATAGATGTTTTTAAAGAAGCTCAGCATGCGGGTGAAGTACCTCCTGGTTATAACCCTGCACTAGCAACTAAACAACCTCGTAGAAAAATCACTCGCCAGCGCCTCACTCTGGAGGAATGGCAAAAGATTTTTGATATAGCAGATGAAAATCACAAATACATGGGGAACGCCATGCTTTTAGCCATAGTAACAGGACAGCGACTAGGTGATATATCCCGTATGAAATTCTCGGACATCTGGGGCGATCATCTACACGTTGAGCAAGAGAAAACCGGAAGCAAAATCGCTATACCATTAGCTCTGCGTTGCAACGCAATCAACTGGAGCCTCCGAGATGTAATCAGTCGTTGCCGGGATTATGCTGTAAGCCCTTATTTGGTTCATTTCTTTAGAACCACCTCACAGGCTGAGCGAGGAGCACAGGTGAAACCCAGAACACTGACCATGAATTTCAGCAAGGCAAGAGACAGTGCAGATATTGACTGGGGACAAGGTACACCGGCAACTTTCCATGAACAAAGATCGCTTTCCGAGCGGTTATATAAAGCCCAGGGCATAAACACGAAAGATTTACTTGGACATAAAACTCAACAACAAACGGATAGGTACCATGATGATCGAGGGAAGGGGTGGACAACTGTGGCCTTATGA